GCTGGATCTGCTCGTCGGTGTGTCTCATCCGGCGTTCCACCAGGCGTACACGCCCAGCCCCACGAACGAGCCTATGAACATGGCGTACTCGGCGAGGGTGAGCAGCCGGATCAAGCGGCACCGCCAGAGGAGGCGCGGGCGTCGCAGTGGTAGGTGATCTCCCACGTCGGGTGCAGAATGATCGGCTCGTCGTCGCCGTCCAGAAGTACATGCAGGTAATGGGTTGCCTGCGGGCATGCGCCAACGATCGTTCCCTGCTCGCCTGTGTAAACCGTTACGCGACCACCGACCTCGGCGGGAACGTGGTAGCGCCCCCGGATGTAGTCGAGGCTCGCCCGTTCCCCTGGTGTTGCCTTGTTGGCCATGTTGCGCCAACGGTCGGGGGCGGTCACGGCCGCTCCTCGCGAAGCAATGCAAGTTCGGCGGCAAGACTTTCGATGGCCCGCGCGCCTTCGTCCAGAAGATGATCGGGGGCTTCGCAGCCCGTTCCTGTTGTCGTCCACCCGGTTAGTCGGCGGCTCACGGAGCGCATCCGGGCAGGCAGGTCGTCGGGCACCGGCAGCTTCGGCTTTCGTGTGAACAGACTCACGGCTGCTCCTCACGGTTGCGTTTGTCGTACTGGCCGGTGCTGATCGCGTTCGCGGCGTGCTTGATGTCTTGGGCGAGCGCTGGGTCGTCGCAGAGCATCCGGGCCACGAGCAGCAGCAGCTTCGCGACCATCTCCTCACGCCACGTCATGCCGTCTCCTCGGTGTCGGTGGGGAACAGGGCGAGGGCGGCGCGTGCCCTCGCGCCTGGCCCTTGACCGTCCCAGCCGTCCGTCTCGATGAGGTACTTCGGTGCGGCTACGGCAGGCGGAGCGGCAGGGACGTAGTTTCGGCGTTCGGCGTACCACTTCAGGGCATCTCTGAACTTGACCACCGCGTCGAGGGCGGCGGGCAGGCCGATCTCCTCCATGTGGGCGCACCATGAGCAGCCGGAGTGAAGCGCGGCATCGACGTTCTCGTAGTGCGGGCAGGCTGTCGCGTCGCGCAGCACGACGATCGGGTCGTCAGGCGGCTGCAGAAGATGCCGGTCGCACCAACAGGTGTCGCATACCCCGTTCATGCGTTCGGTCAGCAGGCGTCCGCAGTCGCAGTGCGGGTCGTACATCGGGTCGGGGGCGGTCACGAGCCAGCCTCCGCGCGGCTAACACGGCCTCGACACCTGATGGTCGCGACGGAACTCGCTGATCTCCCTTCGCTCACGTGAACAGCCTGACCCATCCCTCGATGCACCACGACAGCCACCCGAACACGAGCGGGATCAGCATCCAGCGGGGCACCCTGTACGCGTACGTCAGCCAGCGGATCACTGGTCCGCCTTTGCCCGGGCGAGCGCCGCCCGCAGGTCCGCGAGCTTCCGGTGCAACGCCGCCGCCCGACCGTGGTCGGTCTTCTCGCGCACCGGCAGAAGAACGGTCACGCATCCGCGATCCCCCAAGCTCGGGCCAGCACCGGCTCCGCATCCCCGAGCGCAGAGCAGCGGGAACACAGACCGTAGGCCGGGTGGCTACAAGTGCAGGACGTGGCTCGCAGCGCCTCTACCGCCGCATCAAACGCGTCGCGCAGTTCGTCGTACGCCGGTTCGGTGCTGGGCGCACCGGCAGAAGGCACGTCAGCGGCCATGAAGCCTCAACGCCAGCCGTCCGAGCCACGTCAGGTGCGAATCGTGCGGGCTGCTATCAGCGCAGCCACGGCAACGGCGCGTCCAAAGACGCGCAGGGATGATACTCACAGGAACCTCCTGAATGGTGGTGGGCGCACCGGCAGAAGAACGGTCACGCATCACGGCGCTCCGGTGGTCGGGTCGGCGATAGTCACGCGTTGCCTCCTGTGGCTACGATCTGCCTGTTGGCCCGCTCCACCCACGCCTCCGGCACCTGCACCGTCTCCATCGTCGCGGTGACATCCATGTCCGGCCACATGATCGAGTCGATGTGGCTATTACGGTGGAACCGGCCGCCGTCTAGATCACGGTACCGGAGCCACCTGGCCTCCCGCTCCCCCCGGTTCGCCCAGCCGAAATGGTAAACAGCGACATCCGAGTAGACCGCCCGCAAGCTGCCGACGGTGATCGGGGTCCTGCCGCACGCCAGCTGCCGGTCAGCGATCGCCCACCGGCGGTTCATCGTCCTTGGGACACGCCACACGATCGACACCGGGTGTTCGCACCAGCCGCCGTCCTGGCGGACCTGCAGCGAGTCCGGCCTGGCCTGCCAAACCTCGCGCATACAGAGGCTCCAGGCGTCACCGCGCTCGAGTTGTTCCCGGAGCTTCGGCCCCGCGAGGATCAGTTCGTCGGCGTCGACCGCCACCACGTGGGTCGGGTTCGCCTGCAGCGTCCAGTCCAACCCCAGCTGGCGCACCCGTCCCTCATGGTCGAAGAACGCGCTCTCCGGGCTTCCGTTGACCTGGACGGCCGGGTGGCGGCTCAGGATGCCCAGCGTGTCGTCTGTGCTTCCGTCGTCCCACACGCGGATCTCGTCGACGAACTCCGCCAGAGCCGCCAAACACGGCTCCAGGTAGCGGTCGGCCTCATTGTGGGTCACCATGCTTGCCACCAACCTCATGTGCTCTCCGCTCTGATCGTCGACGGGAACCAGTCCCAGTGATGCGCCGATTCCATCGGGTATTTCCACCACGGCCGCTGCCAACCGACCTGCTCGTAGAACGCGGACAGGCTCACCCACGGCTCCACCGGCACCCTATCCAAGCACGGAGCGTTCACCTCTGGGAAGATCCAGCCCACTCGGGGACGGTTGGTGTGTTGCCACTCCGTGAAACCGAACCGGCCGTTGGCCCTCATCCTCCTAGCCCCGCCGAACGCCGACGAGCGCATCATCCCGACCCCGCCTATGTGCCTGGCCGGGACGAACATCCGCTTGATGAAACTCATGTCGTCGGTCTGCAAACCGTGGGGATGCCCGATCTCCATGCCCAGCAAGTCGATCTCCGGAGACCACACGCACAGCAGGCTCTCGAGCCAGCCCGGCGGCACTGCGATGTCGTTGTCAATCTTGGCGAATTGCTCGGCCGGGTCGTTGCGCAGGTAGTGGAGCATCACCCCGACCGGCGACCGTTCGTGCGTCTGCCGGAACACCACCTCGCACGGAGCTTCCCCGATCAAAGACTGCAACCGGCCCACAGTCGTCGAATCGCTGCCGTCGTCGTAGACCACCAGTCGCCGCGTCAACTCCCAGTTCGTGTTCTCGAACAGCAGCCGCAACGAAAGCTCGGTGAACTCCCACCGGTTCCACGACAGGAACAAGATGTCAAGCATCTCGCACCTGCAGCGCAAGCTCGAGCGCCCTAGCCCTCTCCGCCACGTGCTCCGGCTGGCGGTACATCCGGCTCTCGTCCGTGGCCCAGGCGAGGTTCATCTTCGGGACGTCCACCAGGACACGTGGGGATAGCGCGGTGAACACCACGTCACACGTCCGGTCCAGCGCCCACCGGTCCGCCTCAGACGGCACGATCGTCTCGTCCAAGTAATAAGCGTCCCAGTAGCGCTTGAACGCCCGCGCTGGTGCGTCGCGGCGGAACACCCCGCCGAACCCGACCAAAGCATGGTCCTTGTAGAAGTCGTGTCGGAACTCCTGCGGCATGTTGCACACCACGTGGTCCTGGCGTCCCCACGACGGGATCAGCCACTGGGTGACAAGCTCGATCGGGTCGCTCACCATCACGTCGTCGTCCTGGACGTAGATCAGGTCGCCACCGGCGTAGTCGATCGCCGCGTACCTCCCGTAGACCGACCGGTCAGGGAACACCGACCGTTCAAGCCCCAGGTCCAGCGTCCCCTGGTCTAGACGGACCATCCCCCCACTGCCAACCTGGACCACATGCTGTCGTTCTTGGCCGTAGCGCCACACCCCCTCCGGGGTCCATGAACTGACCCCCTGGCCGTTGGTCCAGACCAGCTTCTCCCAGTTGGCCGGGAGAGACTCCAAGATCGGCTGCAGGTCGACGTCGCCCCGGGTGACAACGATAGCGGTGACGCGGATGTCGCTCACATGTCCCACCTTTCGAACGGGAACGGCAACATCGCCTCGTATCGCCTTACCAGAGCCTCTGCCTCGTCCAGCTGATCACAACTCTCGGCGTGGCTCCAGATCCCGTGTTTGCACTCAGGACAATGCCACTCGACCAGCAGCCGCTCGAGACCGACCTCCTCCGCCAGGAGCTTCTCCACGATCGCGTACTCCGCCCCCTCGCAATCGAGCTTCAACACCGGCCAGTGGACCAGACTCACGATGAACGCCGCCAGGTCGATGCACTTGACCTCTACCCCCCCGAACTCCTGAACGATGTGCGCCCCCAGATTCTCCCCCTCGAACTGCACCGCTCCGTCATGGATCCACGCCGCCGCGCTGCTCACCACGACCAGCGTGCCCCGGATCCGCGCCTGCCCATCCTGCGACTGCGGGTCGAACCCATACAGGACACTCGGCTGGAACCGATCGATCAGACGGCCCATCGAGCTATCTCCCCCATGGGCCGCGCACCCGACGTCGATAACCATCTCTGTCACGCTTGGACCACCGCCTCCCATCCTGTCGCCCAGTTCTCGCCCTCGAACCTGATTGCCGCCCGGACCACCACGTTCCACGACGTGAACCGCGCCTCTGCCAACAGCTTTACTACACCACTCGGAGTGAACCGCCACAAGTCCTCTTCCTCCACGAGCGGCCAGTTCGTCGGCCCGGTCATCAACAACGACCCGCCGTCGTGCAGTTGAGTTTTGAGGAATCGCAGCGTGTAATCCGGAGACGGGCAATACTGGAGCACCTGGGTGCAGATCACCGCGTCGAACCTGCCCCGGACAGCGGCGGTGTCTTTCTCGACAACGCTCCCGGGGAACTCCGGGGAATCGTACGGCACATACTCCGCCCCGGCTGCCTCAACGATGTCCCGGTACGGTTGGCGGCCCGCTCCGTAGTCGAGCACCCGTTTCCCCATGTGCTTCTGGTTCCTCAACAGGAACGCCCGGATGGTCGAGGACTCGAGGTCACGGATGCTCATCGCCGGTGCTCCGCCGCGTCCGGGCACGTGTAGAAATGCGAATAGAACCGGGGCACCGACCTGCCCACGTCTTCGTCCCAGGTGACAACAACCCCACCCTCGTTGATGAACAGGTTCCCCAACGGGGCTGGTTCCATATCGAGCGGTATCTTTTTACCGGCCTTGGTGGTCTCCCACCGGATCTCCGCCCCACAGGTCTTGCATTGGCTCATAACCCACTCCCTCAGGTCGATCATCGAGGTGAACCACGGCGCGCGCGCAGGGATCTCGTGCTGCGACCGGTAACACGACAGAGCTTTCAGCTTCAACGCGATCCACGCCGACCGGTACGGCACCTCCGCCCCCATCCGCGTCCGCCCGCCCGACCGAGTGTACGTGCTATACCTGGTCGTCATGCCCTCGCCCCACACAGCTACCGCCTGCTGGCCAACCATGTTGTGCTCGGCGTGCCCGCCCTCTTCCACCGCCGGAGCGAACACCTGGGTGGCCCCGTGGATCTTCCGCATCTCCCTGCCCACGTCGTGCAGATCGAACTGCCCCTCGATCAACCCGGAGAAATGGACCGACAGATCGGGCTGCAGACAGCACAGCGCACGGACGGTCTCCTGCCTCCGTGTCGACGCCACCAGCGGATCCGGGTCGTCCGCGACCACGAACACTATCGGCCGGTGGCGGATTATCAACCAGGCCGCAAACAACGTCTCGTCGTCGGAGTGCGGAGCAAACAGGACAGCCCTCATGCCAGCGCCCTCGAGCGCTCCTGGAACAGCGCAGCGTCCTCGCGGCTCGTCGCCAGTCCCCGCTTGTACGTGTCGTCCATCTGCCCCTTGCGCCAATACGGGTGCAGGTGCTCCACCTTCGAGTCATGGGCGAACGCCCACTGCCCCCGTGCCTGCGCGCAGGTCACAAGCTCCGTGTCACAATACTGATGCGCATAGCCCTCGTGGTAGACCACACCCGGTCCGTCCCACCCGCCGCCAAACCGTTCTATGTAGTCACGGCGGACAACCGCATGCGTCGAGTGCCCACCCTTCATCACCGTTGGGTTGCCCAGGTCGTTTGTCCCGACCACCCCGACCTCCATCATGTCACCCACCTCGAGCGCCGCGCTCGCCCACCCCTCGTGCAGGTGGATGTCCGAAGCCCCCAGCAGCAGCCACTCTGCGTCGGTCACATCGAATCCCGTGTTGATCTTGCGCGCGTAGTCGCCCGGCTGTGGCTCGTCCGGCAGGACAACGAACTCCTCACCGGAATGGTGAAGCTCGTTCACAACCGCTCGGTCTGACTCGCTCGCCAGGAACAGCAGACGGTAGTCGATCTCCCGGTCGTAGCTGCTCATCACGTCACCGACCAGACGCTCGATCGCAGTTGCCCGGCCCAGCATCGGGATCAGGATGTCGACTGATCTTCCCATATCATCCCCACGGTCTCGTCGATCCACTGCTGGTCGATGATCCCGGCGTTCAACAGGTCTGTCCACCAACGCCGGTGGCGGTCCATCACGTTCACCGGAGACCGCCTGTCCAGCGCCTGGCACGGCAGACAGAGCGCCGACTCCGGTTCCCGCCGCGCTTTGCGGATACGCTTGGCCGACGCGTCGAAATAGCAGTTGCAGGACACACACTGGAGCTTCGCTTGCCGGTACCCGTGGACAGGGACCGTCACGACACTCATATCCGTTCGTCCGGCAACAAGATCTGGCTAGGCAACGGAGACCTGGTGTTCAGGTAGTTGACCGCCTGAGACCACGAGTCGACCTGGTCGTCGTACTGTCCTTTGTTGAACTTCGCAAGCTCGTCGATGAACTCCATCACGTACGCCGGTGTGCGCCCCGAATCCGGTCCTGTCAAGTCTGGCAACGGGAACCCCGGGAGGAAGCAGTTACCAGCCTCGAGCGTCGGCTGTGCGTTCTCCGCCCTAGCGACCTTGTCTGCCACCGCTGTCCAGGGGATCACCCCCGGGATCTCCCGGGTAAGCTCGTCGATGATCGTCACGCCGTTAGCGGACTTCTCCACCAGGGTCACGATCCCCGCCTGCGGCCAGGTAGCCTGAAGCCACGCCCGGACCTCTTTCATCGCCCGCTTGGTAGCGCCCAGGCTCATCCGCTCTCTGACCAGACGGAGCATGTACAGGTCGGAGACAGAACGACCCCACACCGTGCCAACCACATAGTCCGACGTTGTCTTCTCTTTGAACGCCGTGTCCCACGAACTGACGATCAGCCGGAACTCCGGCAGCCGCCCAGGCTCGTCCAGGAACAGCGGCGGGAAATACTTCCACCACGCCCGCTTCAACAGATCTCCCTCGCGCGCCGCCGGAAGCTGTTGCAGCTGACCGGCCGCCCGGTACGACCCCATCTGGGTCTTCAACTGGGTGACCGCGTTGCGCGAGAACCGCTCCGGCCACAGAAGCTCCCCCGGCTCCGACCTCGGATCGTCCGGCCACATAAACGGGTGTTTCGGGTCGTACTCCGCAGGGAGACAAAGATGGTGCCAGCCACCCTGCTCCAGCACATGCCCGGCCAGGTCGCGCTCGTGGAGCCGCTGCATCACGATCACCTCGACGCCGCGCTCCGGCTCGTTGAACCTGGTGGAGATCGTCCCGTCGTGCCAGTCCAACACGGTCTGCCGTTCCAGGTCGGACTCCGCCTCATCGGTCTTGTGCGGGTCGTCGATCAGGATCACGTCACCGCCCTCGCCGGTTCCCACCCCGCCCACCGACGTCGCTATGCGGTAGCCCTTCTGGTCGTTCTCGTACCGGCTCTTCGTGTTCTGGTCGTCCGACAGCTGATAGACGTCGCCCCACAGCCGTTGGTACCAGTCGCTCATGATCAAAGCTCGTGTCTTGCGCGCGTCCCTGGTCGCCAGCTGGTCACCGTAGCTCGCGGTCAGGAACCGAATACCAGGCTCGAATGTCCACCACCACGCAGGCCAAAACACCTCGATATTCAGACTCTTCATGTGCCTCGGCGGGATGTTCACCAGGAGCCTGAGGATGTCGCGCTCGGTCGCGGCCTCGAGCGCCTCGGAGATCGCGTCGATATGCCAGTTGTGGACATACCGGTAGCCAGGCTCGATGATCGGCCACGCCGCCCTGGTGAACTCCGCCAACGAACCGGACAGGAGCCTGGCCTCCGCCCGCCGGTCAAGCTCCAACTGGAGATTGTCCGGCGTGGCGACAAGCATAGTCAAGGTGTAAGCTCCGGCGGTTTGCGCTGTAGGAGGTCGCGCAGCTGCTCAAGCTCCTCGTCCGAATAGAGTGCCACGTCGATCGCAGGCATCGCCCGCAGGTCCAGCCCCCCCTCGAGCTTCAACTTGCGGAACACGTCCCAGTCCGGATGGTAGACGATCGCCAGGTTGTGCAACAGCTGCGGCGGCCCGTCCGGATCGAGCGCCCGGTTCACATACGCCGCCTGGATCCGGTCCACCAGCCCCGGCCTGCCCTTCCCCTTCGCCGCGTCAACCTGCTTCCCGAACTCCTCGTCGCGTTTCGCCTCGGAGCGCATCCTCGAGCCTGTAAGTCCAAGCTCGTGCGCGGCCTCGTTTCCGGACATCCCCTCTTCCAGCAGGACCAGGTACCGCTCTTTCGCCGCCGCCGTGATCCGCCGCCTTTGCGCCTTGTCAAGCTCGACAACCGTCAGCTGCTTCCCGTCGATCGAGACGACGTTGTCCGGGAGGGGCTTGCCACGGCCTGCCATCAGAGGGATTGTACCACCCGGGTCCCGTAGGTCATTAGACACCAAGCATCCCGATAGTCTGGTTGCGCCTCGAACGACGCCGCGACAGGACCACGGACCGCCTTCATCCACTCCTGGAACTCGGGCATGTTGTCCAGCGTGGCAGCGATCCACGGCTTGTGCTTCTGCCCCACCGGCGGCGCTCCCCTCCCCAGGACCTCTTTTTTCCACGACGCCGGGTTGACCCAGTGCCACGTCGCGTCCCGGTACGACGCCACGAACGCCGCGAAGATCGCCCCGGCGGACATGCACAGCAGTCGGGTGGTCGCCGGGTTCTTCGCCAACGCCAGCGGTTCCTCGCAGAACACATGGGAACCGAACGGGACGAACGAAAACATCTCCTTCGCCAGTCTGAAGATCTCCGCCCTGGCCAGATCGATGTTCGGGTGCCCCGATTCCAGGAACGCGTAACGGACCTTCAGCTGATGGACCGGCTGGCTGGTCACGAAGTGCAGAGACCTGGAGTTCGTGTCGATCCCCATGACGAGTGGCTCCATCAGTCCTCCGACGGAGGGTCTGGCTGTATGCCGAACAGCCGGGAGAACGGATGGGCGGCCATCGCCTCTCGCGCCTCGCCCAGCTTGTGCAAGACGTCGTACAGGGCTTCCTCCAGCGTGTCGCAGACGTGTAGGTCCCAGGTCATCAGCGCGTGGCCGACGTCACCGACCACCCACACCGCTGTCTGTTGCGACAACGCGAACTCGATCTCGCGGATGGTGCCGAACCCCCGGCCCGGTCCGGACAGGTTCGCGATCAACGCGTGGCTCTGGTTGATCGCCTCGCGGTTCATCCGGTCGACCGCCGGGAAGCTCATCGTGTTGACGTTCAGATAGGCGTGTGCCGGTGAGAAGAACGCCACCCCGGACGGTGCCAGTCGACCAAGCTCCTCGCGCCAGCCTCGAGCCGTGTCCTGGTCGACGTCGTCCTGCGGGCCTGCCAGGTAGATAAGAACCGGATGGATCACGGCCATTCGCCCGTCTCCTGAATCCGCCGGGCCATCATCGCGTAGACCGACAGGTCGAACCACGTGTCCGGCTTACCCTGCTTACCCTGCTTGTAATCGGAGATCAGGCGGCTGATCTTTCCCAGGGCATAGAACCAGCACGCCAGTTCGAGCTTCACCGGCTCCGGCGCGTCATGCAGCCCGGCAAGCTCAGCCAGCGCGTAGCCCATGGTCCGCAGGTCGCTCGACCCGCCCTGCGCTCCGCCGTACTCGTGCATCTTCGGGATGGTCTTCTCGTAGTCGGTCTGCGCGGTCTGCCTCCACCAAAGCTCGGTGTTCGGCTCAGCCTTGTGCTCGTCGACCTGGGGGAGGCTCAACCAGCACGCCGCGTGGAGTCGCTGGCCGGTCTGCCCGTTGGTGTACGTCGGCCCGTGCTCCGGGATCGGCTCCCCGCAATCGTTGCAAACGTACTCGACTCTAACGTCCGCTGCTCCCAAAACCGTTCACCCCCCTCTCGCTCGTCGACAACTCCCGGACCTCGTGCCAGTGCACGGTCGGTACCGGCAAGAAAAGCAGCTGCGCCAGCCGCTCACCAGATCTGATCTGCACCGGCTTGTTGCCAGGGTTGTAGACGCAGGTGAACAGTTCCCCCCGGAACCCGGCGTCGATCACACCCTCGATCACCATGAGCTTGCGCTTCCTGACCGTGCTAGAGCGGCCCACGATCCTGCCCCACCAGCCGGGGGGCATCCCGATCGCGAACCCCGCCGCCACGTCAACCGTCGTGTCCGGCGGCACCCACACAGACTCGACGCACGCCAGGTCGAACCCGGCATCCGTGTCGTACGCCTTGACCGGCATCGAAGCCAGCTGGCCCAGCTGGATCTCGATCTGCAGGCTGCTCATCGGAAGCTCTTCCACCGCCACGCGATCGTCTGCGGACCGGTGCCGATCCCGACCACCAACGTGCCGGTGTCGTCCTCCGCGTCGTGGATCCACGACAGCTGCTCCTCTGTCAACTCGCCCCAATCTGTCATTCCTTCCGTCTCTGGGAACAGGTAGTCAAAGAACGTGACCACCAGCACCGCTGGCTTGTTCAACCGCACGGCCTCCGCCACCCATTCGGGGTGCCACTGCCCCACCCGGCGGACCTTCAACGTCACCGTGGTCCGCTCCTCCGGCACCCCTACCTCGGCCCACGATGTCTCGAGTGGCAACGGGCCGGAGTTCCCGGCTACCCGGATCGGGAACGTCCTCGCGACCAAGATCGTCTCCGTGAAGTTCCCCGGGCTGAGACCAGCGTCGGCCAGCAGCTGCGCCGCGTTCGTGTCCGCCGACGTGACGTACGGCCACACGCCGTGGGTCAAGCTCAGCATCGACCCCTGCGTCCCTTCGAGCAGAACATCGTCGTTCTCCCGATAGTCGTACTGACGGCAGATCGAGCCAAGCTCCTCCACGTCCTGAGCCTGGACGGTTGCGAACTCCGGACCACGCAGCAGCGACCGCCGCGAGATCTTCGCCACCCGGGCCATCCCCACACCCTCGCCGGTCGACCCGATCGTCTGATGCGCCCGGCCGTCCGTGCCACCCTCGTGCTGGTGTTGCGCGTCGGTGACACAGACAGCCCGGGGGTCGACGTACATCCTGTTGCGGACGAAGAACCCGGCGGCCTCCACCTGCTCGATCTCCTCCAGCAGCAGCTTCCAGTCGAGCACCGCCCCCGGGCCGATCACCAGCTTCGCCTCCGGGTTCACCCACCCGCACGGCAACCCACGTGCCACCCACTTCTGCTCGTCGTGGTAGAACGTGTGCCCGGCGTTTGGCCCGCCGGTGCGGACATGGACGTTGTATTGGCTGGCGATCGCCGCGACGACAGCGCCCTTGCCCTCGCTCCCGGCCTGCGCCCCGACCACGGCCGTGATCACTGTGCGGCCATCTTCTCGTCGATCAGGTCGCGCAGCCACGACGAACGGTTGATGAACGGCATCTCCCCCGCTTCCTGCTTTGCGGCCTTGAGCCTCAGTATCGCCACCTGGTCGTCGATGTACTTCACCTGCTCAGGTGTCAGAACGAACTGCCGCTTTAGCTGGATTGGCAACATAACCTCCGATCGTGGTAGGTAGGTACAGCGTAGCACGCTAGCTGGACGGCCGTACCCACGCGGTCTCCGGCATGATCCCGATCTCGTCCGCCTCGGCCAACGTGTAACGCGGGTCGTCGTGGTACTTCGGCCCATCGACGATCTGCTCCGGGAACACCCGCCAGTCCCCCTGGGCCAGACGCTTTTTCAGGTCTTCGATAGCCGCCCCCTCCGCCCTCGCACGCTTCCACCTGCCCACCCACTCCGGCGCACCGGCGACCGGCAGACCGTACTGGTCGGTCGCGACCACCGGGTTGTGGTTCTGAGACAGCACGCCCTTCGCAGCGCGATAGAAATGTCTGAACTGGTTGATCGTGGGGAACCTGTCCTCGCCGGTTGCCCAGCGGAGAGCTACCTTGGTCGCCACCTCCGCATCGTACGGCTCGAGAATCTCCACCCACAGATCGATCGTCGGCTGCTCCATCGTCTCGCGGTGGAACGCCGCCAGCAGGATGTTCAAGATCTCGTTCGCCTCGCTGGTCTTCACCGGCCCTGCCTCCTTAGCTCGTCAGCCTTCTGGCGCAGATCGTCGGTTGTGACCCCTCGACCAAAGCGACGACCAGGGCGGGACGTGTGCCCCGCGCCTGGCGGCGACTCGGTGAGAGCGGACTCGAAGACTGCACCATTCCCGTAGATCAGAGCAGGCGACGGCGGCCCTGTCCACCACGGGTCACCGGCCAGCACCCGGCCGATCACAGCGGCGTGCGCGTCCAGGTCCATCTCCGGGTACTCCCTGACCCGCATCACGATCTTGCGGATCCACTCCACCGACCGCAGATCCTGCCCGGCCATCGCGTTCCAGGTCGCCAGCACCGACCGGGCCAGGTCTATCTCCGGGTCGCTCACCGGCCGTCGATCGACCTGCAGCCGTGGGGGGAGTTCTGGGGGGTGGTTGCCGTTTGACGGTTCCTGTGAAAAGGGGAACGCGCGCGCCACCGCACGCGTGGTGGCCTCCGGCCGGGGGCCACCGTGGCCTCCGGTACCAGGGGCCACCGTGGCCTCCGGTTGGGGGAGGGTCAGCATGTAGAAGGTAAGCCCGTAGTGGCCGCCGTCGGTGCGCTCTCGACGACGGCAGATGAACCCCTCCGCCTCCAGCCAGGCGAGCTTCCGTTTGACCGTCCGCTCCGGGATCTCAGTGTCCAGGGAGATCCGCTTGATCGCAGGCCAAGACACCCCCTCGTCGTTGGCGAAGTCAGCGAGCTTGACCAGGACAGCTTTGGCGATATGATCACCGATTCGGGCGTCGAAAACCCGGGTGATCAGTCGGACGCTCATCCCCCGATCTCTGACGGCAGCAGCCGCGCGGCCGTATCCTCGTCCGCTGTCAACAACGCATACAACCCGTGGTGTAACGCCATGTACTTCCAGTGCCGGTCGCCCACCTGGGGAAGCTCCGACCCACTGCCCTCGAGCGGCGCATCCCACATCGGCTTGAACCGCTCGACGAACTGGATCAGCAGATCGTCCAGGACGCCCTCCTCCCCCAACGGGACAGAGATCACCAGCTTCGCCCGTTTCGGACGGGTAGACTCGTCGGTCGTGGCCGTTTCTTTGATCTTCTGGCCACACGAGGGACACTCCGCTGCTGCCATCACATCACCACCTTTAGAGGACCGACAGGGACCCACAGCGCGCCGACCTTGTCGACGACCGCGCCGGGGGCACCGGCACCTGCGGGGGCGGGAGCATACCACACCCACCCGTCGCCCTCCAAGTAGCGGATCCAGCCCCGGTGCCCGCCGACCCCGCCAGTGACCATCGCGTGGTGGACGTGGCAAAGATAGCGCTTGTTGTAGAGGACCACTCCGTTGATGGCGACCCAGTCGACCGGCCCGCCTGTCTCTGACCGGCGCACCACGTGGTGTGGCTCCAGCCCCCCCCGGTTCGCGCATTTCGGGAACGCGCACACCGTCTCGCGCACAGGCTCCGGCCCGTGGTGGTCGACGACCAAGATCTCGCTCTTCATCGCTGGTAGTAAGGTCATGTTGCCTCCAGAGATAACGGGGGCCGGGCTGCCGTAAACAGCCCGGCCCTCTGGCCCGATCCTAGGAAGGTGGCGACCTAGAACGGGATGTCTGCGTCGACCGGCCCGGAGTCGACGTGCTTGCCGTGGACCCCGTTGATGAACACCTGCTTGAACGTCTTCGACTCGCCGGGCTTGTCCTTCACCCTAATGTCGCAAACGACGTCGTCGAACAGTCCCGATTCGACGACCTTGCGGAAGTTGCGGAGCGACCCAGGCTTGTCGGCGTCCTCCCACCCCAGCTGCTGGGCGATGCCCTTGGCCAGAGACTCGCCCATCTTGTGCTCCAAGTCGTAACGCATCGGCTGCGTCCCCATCTCGTGATGGTGCACACCTGGAGAAATCGCCTCGTACTCGACATACCAGGTCCACGGGTTCGGCTCCCACGGTGCCCTCTCCACTCTGGAGACCGCGATCTTCGCCTGGTAGTCGTCGGCCCGCAACTCGCGACCGCTGCCGAACGGCTGGATCTCGTCCCACTGCTCCACGAACTCCTCGATATCCTCTTCATAGGTGCTCATTCATTCACCTTTCCCCAGGCGTCTGCTAGCGCCTGATAACCGTTGGTCCCCAGGGGCCACGCCACCTGCTCCGGCAGCATCGGGTTCTCCCCGCGCTCCTTCGCCTCGTGGTACGGGTTGGGCTTCGTGTAGATGGTGCGGCCGTCCTCATCCTCTTCGTGATCGAGGAACAGGATCAGGTCGGCATTCTGGATCAGCTTCGAGCCGAGCGCGCCAGGCAGATCCGGCACCCACCGGTCGTAGACTGCTCTGCGGGTCTTGATCTCGACCGTCTTCGAGTGGGCCACCCAGATCACCCCGAAATCGGGGAGGGACGACAACGTTGTCATCCTTGGCACGAACTCGGCTTTGACGGCATCCCATCCTTGGCCGTAACCGGCCTGGCTTTCGTGCGAGATCCCCATGTTCGCGTTGCTCGAAGCACGCACGTAAGCGAACAAAGCGTCGACGGTGTCGATCACCACACCCTTGAACCGTTTCGTTCCTTTCTGATCCTCGAGGACCGCGTGCCCGGCGTCTCGGAACTCAGCCCAGTCCGCCACAGGCACGCTGTAGACATCCAGCCCCTTCAACTCACCGGCGCAGTCGAGGAACAGGAAACCGGGGAACTGGGACGCCAGCGTGCTCTTCCCGATCCCCGGTGCCCCGTGGAGCAGGATCGAAGACGTCTCGAGCGCCCTCCCCGTGCCCGTCGTGGACGTGGGTAGCTCCGGGATGGGTCTTCGCGGCTTCCCGCGCCCTCCGGTTGCGCCAGGAGCCTCCGGCGGTCCGCTCTGCCCTCCCCCGGCGAGAGCCTCTTCGAGAGGCTCCCCAACGTCAGCGCGACGTGGTCTTGCCATACCTACCTCCATTCGTCATACCTGTACGGGAGCGGCCAGCCTAGCACACCGGTCAGACGGCGCACAAGCTCGCCTCGCTCTTGACTACAAGCCCCACGCCCGGAGCACCTCCCGGGGGTAGCGCTCCAGCCGCGTGCCCAGAGGGTGCGGCTTGATCGAACCGGGCAAGATGTGCAACACGTCCGTTCCCCGTGCGACCAGCGCGTCCGCGACGATCTGCCGGTGACACTTCCACCACAGCACCTCCGAGCAGAGTATCGCGACCGCACGCCTGTCCCGCTCGAGTTGCTCGAGTGCTGTTTGGAACTCTGGCAACGCGGTGAACCACGCATAATCATGAAGCCCCTGCGAGGTCCACAGACTCTGGCGGTCCGGATCCTCGCCTAGGCGCAACTGCCCCGTCGCCTTCAGTTTCTTCGAAATGTGGTCCTTCGGGAAGAACCCGCGAAGGTAACGGTCGAGCCGCACCCCGCGCTCAGCCGCCCAGTCCCGGAACTCGGAATGGCGCACGTCCCACCCGCCCAGCCCCGGCGCGCTCTCGCTGCCAAACCCGAACATCGGCAACCACACGTCCATCCGCTCACCGCGCCACTGGGGCCACTTGCTGCTGCGATGAGAGCGTATGTCGACGATCACCTCCACCCCCGCGCCATGAGCGATCTCGACAAACCGCTCAGATTCGTGGGTGGAGTGACCAATGGTATAGATAGGCATACCGGCTATCCAAGCACTCCGTCAGCCGCTCTACAACTCCGGGTTTCAGGGCGGTGGCGGATCGTCTCGCTCGTGGCTCTTCACTTCGTCCGTCCTGGGCAACGGATCCCACGGCCCGTACTTACCGAATGACTTCAGCTTGTTCGCGATCGCCGCGATCTCCTGCTGCTCCCAGTATGGCGGACAGTCCTCGCGTTGGAAGAACTCCCACAGTGCTTGCGACTCGGAGATCGAAAGCTCCACCCCACGGTTCTCCTCGCGTTCGCGCCACTCAAGCGTGAGATCGGTCATCGCTTCAACTCCGGGTTGTCTTCACCGACAACGTACAGCGACTCCGCGCCCTCGCGGTGGGAGCAAAGCGGGATGAACTCGCACCCGCCGTACTTCTCACACCGGCCGTCGTTGCGCGGGAACGCCTGCGCCAACGGCAGCCGCTTGAGCATCGCGCGCGACTCGAGGATCTCTGTTGCCGTGCGCCACCGCTCGTTCCGGTGCTCCTCCAGGTGAGCAGCGGAGAACTGCAGCCGCTGCACATCGAAATAGAACTCCGGCCGATCCTGGATGTCGATCTGCAGCCGCTCCCCGAAATCGTCCAGGCTTTCCGCCGGGACATCCGGCTTAGTCTTGTACGTCTTCGCCTTCTCCGGGTTGATCCCCGGAACCCGGGTGTGTCGGTACTCCACCTCCGCCGTCCACCCCTGGGACGCCAACGCGTCGACGTACTCGGTGATCTGAGCGTCAAGCGGCAGCTTGTCCAGCATCACCTTCTGGATCTGGCCGGTGAACTTGTCCTCGATAATCCGAGCGTGCTTCGGTCCGGCGACGACCAGGCCGTCGATCTTGCCGCCGACTCTGAACGACTTCGAGTACCCGCCTGTTACCGGGTTGCGCAACGGCACCTGGAAGATCACCTCGCGCCGCTGGTCGATCCCATAACGATTGATGTAAGCCACCGCCATTTCGGTGACTTTCACCATCTCGACCATCAACTCGTCGTGTTCCTCTGTAGACGTGATCTCGAGCGACGAATAGTACTCTTCGGTCCACCCCTCGATCGCGTCTCGAATCATCCGCCTGGTCGTGACCCCACGCTCTGCAGCGGCCTCCTCGATGCCGGTGTCCTGCGCCAGTGTTTGCACGCCGAACAACGCCGACCCGAAGATCGTCCCCCGGCGCAACCCCCCGCGCTGTAGTCTCGGTACCAGCCTGCGCTCATACCTGTTGAAGAAGTATCGCGGGCACCCCCTATACCCGCGATACTTCGACTGCGTCAACGTCTCCATCAGTCCTGCTCCACCTCCAGCCGGATCCCCAGGTGCGCCAAGGTCTCCGTTAGCGTTGTCAAGTCGAGCACCAGCTTGACGCTGGTCGACGCCGTCACCGGCAGCGGCTCCGGCTCGAGTGCCTCGAGCTTCGCCTCTGTCTGCTGCGACCGCGCCCACTCTCGCCACGCGATCGACAGCAACCGCACCGTCCAAGGTGCAGGGTTCTTCGTCTTACCCTGCCCGATCGCGTGGATCGCCCCCTCCGCCGAATCGGCCGTCGAGTAGATCCGCAGCCCGCGCACCTCTCCCAGCTGCTGCGCGAACCGGGCAAACGCCGCTACCTGCCTGCGCTTGCGCAGGCCGGTGAAGTGCGCCGCCAGGTCCGGCACCGGGATCGGCCTGTAGGGCTTCCTGGGCTTGGTGTTCACACCCGGGGTGATCCCCGATCGGCGCAGGTCGGCCAGGACGTTGTCGCGCCACCGAGGGTCACTCGGCGTGGACGACATCGACGTGACGAACTGGCCGTTGCGATAGACCTTCAGGTGGCCGCTGCCACCAGGTTCCACTGTGACCCCCGCCATGTCGACCAACGAGGACACCAGGATTCTCACGTCTTTGTTCATCGCCGTCCGCTCCTGATATGGAACCAGTCGGCGATGAACCCCGGGATCTCGCCTGGTCGAGCGAGCCGAAGCTGCTCGTCGTCGTGCATGTGGTTGTAGATCGCGATCTGTCGGTCGCGGGTCACACCTTCGCGGCCGGTGCAGACGATCGCCTGGACCTCCGTGTCCGGAGCGTTGCCACAGTGACGGCACGGCTCACCCAGGCGCACGTAACGTTTGAAGATCGTGTCGTGCTTCGCCGGGATGCCCTTGACCGCGTCGGTGTTGCGGTAGATCAGCAGGTCGTGCCCCTGCTCCAACGTCCAGGTGGGGGTGGGCCAGATCAGGTCCCCGATCCCCGCGAAGTCCCTCAGCTTTCCGGGTCGGGGTCCAGGATCGAAGAGCGGCCGTTGTTCTGCCATGGTTCCATTCCTCTTTCTCTCAGATGGGCGGCCCCGACTGTCGCGGGGTCTCTGTTGTCACGTCGATCTTTGCTCGACGTCTCGATCGGTGCTACGTTGCCGATGTGTGCGTGAGCGCCGCAGGTGCAGGCCGTCGTCGCCGCAAGTTCGAGCCTACGCTCTTGCTCGAGACTGGTGCGGACCGACCGGCGAAGCTCCACCCGGACACGGCAGTCCTCGTGGTGACGGGTCATCAGCTGGCTGATCCCCCAGGAAACGTTGTCCACGCGGACAAGGTTCCCCTCCGGGTCCAGACCCCAGTTCCACCTCTCGTACAGAACAGACAGAGCGCACCTCCTGATCGATGGGCCTGGGATCGAAGCAGCTGCGTCGGACGGAGTCAAGCCCGGTCGCCACGGGCGGGTAACCTCCCTCCGTCCGTCCCTGTGTGATATAATGTGGGGGTACCCAACCGAAGGGAGTCCTCATGGACGCCAGCACCACGCAGCAGCAGCCGACCGTCATCCTCGTCTTCGGCCTCGGCACCACCAGCCAGTCCGCCGTCGCGTTCGACGTGTACGACGAGCTGCTCGAGACCGTCACCTTCGACGAGTCGGGCATGCCCCAATGGCAGGACGAGTGCGTCGTGGTCGCGGACGAGCGCGGGGTCGGCGGAGCGCCCGGGTTCGGCTACCTGCGCGACGCGATGGAGGCCGCTGAGTCCAACGCCGCCCTCATGGGCGAAGTCGTCCGCGTCGACCCGTTCCAGTGGGGACGCGAGGCCGCGTGACCGGCTGGATCCTCTGCAAGTTCCGCGACCGGTGCGCCCTCTGCGGGCGCACCGCCAACCACGTCTGGCGGCACTTCATCAGCCAGACCACCTCTAACATGAGCGTCTGCGCCGACTGCGCCGACGACCTGGAGGCACAATGACCCCGCGTCCGATCACCGCGAAGTTCCCGGGCACCTGCGCTGACTGCGGCGAGCCGATCGCCGCAGGCCAGCGCATCCTGTGGGCCAAAGGCGAGCCGTCCAGGCACGAAACCTGCGGCACGAAGGCCGAGCCGGTGGTCAACCGGCCGAACACCTTCGCCCCTACGCACGAGCAGGTGCGCGCTCTCGAGCTTTTCGCCACCGGCGACAGCCTCGCGATCGAGGCCGGAGCCGGGACGGGCAAGACCTCGACGCTGATCCTCCTGGCGGAGTCGACCGACCGACGCGGCCAGTACATCGCGTTCAACAAGGCGATCGTTGCCGAGGCTGGCACCAAGATGCCCGGCAACGTCACCTGCTCCACCGCGCACTCGCTCGCGTACAAGGCGGTCGGCGCGCAGTACAGCGCCAGGCTGCGAGGCTCTCGGCGGATGCGCTCGATCGACATCGCGCATCGGCTGGACGTCCGGCCGATCAAGATCACCGTCGACGACCACGGCAAGATCCTCGGTGCCGGGTTCCTCGGCGGGCTGGTCATGGCAGCGATCACGAAGTTCTGCCAGACCGCCGACGAGGAGCCGACCCGCCGCCACGTCCCGTACATCGAGGGGATCGACCCGATGCGCGACGGCGTTCGCAGCTACGACAACAACAACCGGGTCGCGAAGGCGCTCGAGCCTGCGCTGGTCAAGGCGTGGGCCGACCTGACCAACCTGGAGGGGGACCTCCCGTTCAAGCACGACCACTACCTGAAGCTCTGGCAGCTGAGCGGCCCGAAGATCGCCGCCGACTTCATCCTGTTCGACGAAGCGCAGGACGCGAACCCGGTGATGGTCGCGATCGTCGCCGCGCAGACCCACGCGCAGCTGGTGTGGGTCGGTGACTCGCAGCAGCAGATCTACACGTTCACCGGCGCGGTCAACGCCCTGGCGAACGTCCCTGCCGACAGCAAGGCGTTCCTCACCCAGAGCTTCCGGTTCGGGCAGGCGATCGCGGACGAGGCCAACACCATCCTGGAGATGCTCCAGGCGGAGCTTCGCGTGGTAGGCACCCAGTCGATCCGGTCGACGGTCGGGCCGGTCGGTCAGCCGGACGCGATCCTGACCCGCACCAACGCCGCCGCCGTCCGCGCCGTCCTGACCTTTCAGGCGACCGGGCAGCGCCCGCACTTGGTCGGTGGTGGGGACGAGGTGCTCAGGTTCGCGAAGGCCGCCCAGGAACTCATGACGGACGGCCACACCGACTACCCCGACCTCGCTTGCTTCGAGTCGTGGGGCGAGGTTCAGCAGTACGTAGAAGAGGACGAGCAGGGCGGCGAGCTTCGGCTCCTCGTGAAGCTCGTCACCGACTTCACCGTCCCGGCGATCGTCGCCGCTCTTGGCAACATGCCGAGCGAGCGCGAGGCCGACGTGGTGATCTCCACCGCCCACAAGGCGAAGGGCCGCGAGTGGGGAGCGGTCCAGCTGGCAGGGGACTTCCCGCCCGGCACATCTTCCCCCGACGAGCTTCGTCTGCTATACGTTGCCATGACAAGGGCGAAGCGCGACCTGGACATCGAGCAGATCGAACTGGCCGCAGAGGCCGAGGAGGAGCAGTCATGACAGAGTTCGAGAAGGGCGACCCTGTGGTCGTCATCGACCTGCGCACCGGCCTGCGACACAAAGGGCGGGTGGACGGAGTCCTGGCCGACCGCCTTCAGGTCGAGTACGACGACGGCACCATAGTCAAGGTCGGCGCGGCGTTCGTCCGCCACGACGACTCCCGCGAGCCGACTGACACCGAGATCTACGGAGCAGGGAGCGAATGATGAGCGGGCTGATCGAGCGGGTGAACGTCCAGGTCTGCGGGCCGAACCTGAAAAACGAGAGCAAAGGCTCGTTCCACGTCCACGCCGAAGGCTGCCGCGACCTGCGGCAGTACGGCCCCGGCCGCAAACGCGGCGGCCATGAGAACGGAGAGGAAACGTACGTCTGGGCGGTCGACTCGAAGCTCGACGTCGTCGCTGAGATCTACAGCAACATCCTGGACGAGAACGAGCACTCGCGGCCAGAGGAGTTCCTCAGTGACTTCTGGTTCGCCCCCTGCGTCGACCTGGAGTTGGGCGTCAGCCCAGAGTGATCATGAGATTCGCACTCGCCGCCACGTTCGTTGTCCTAGGGTTCCTGGTGATAGCGATAATCGCTCACCAGGTAGCCCAGACCTTCAACCAGATCGGAGTGTCATGATCGCTGCAATCCTCTGGCTCGCGTTCATCTTCGGGGTCGCCGCTGCGATCGCGGGGCTGGACGAGCTTATCGACCGGCGGTTCCAGCGCCGCCAGCGCGACATCCGCCGCGCCGAGCTTCGAGAGCGCACGTGGGCAAACCTTCACGGCAGCCGCCGCGTGTGGTAAACTGAGGTCTAATGATGAATGTGGAAAGGGAGCAGATGGAGCAGAACACCGAACGCACGATCCACCGGGGCGCGCTGTTCCTCGTGGACATGCACGTCCGCAACCTCTACGAGGAGGTTTTCAACGCGGACAACCGTCTGGTGGGCCACAAGTGCAAGGTTTGCGACGAGCAGGTCCTCGGTGCCGACTGGGAGTCGCACCGCGAGCTTCACATCCAAGACAGGTCACACTACGCCACGGAGCAGATCCGGGCAAGGAGGAACGACATGGCCAGCAAGACCCCCAAGGTCACTCCGCTTTCGCAGGGCGTCCCGGCAGAGTACCTCAACGAGGACGGCACCAAGTTCCTCCCCGGGTACGACGCGAAGTACAAGAGCGACGCGATCAAGACCATCCTCGCGGAGGAGCACGGCAAGACCGACATCGACCTCGCCACCCGGCTGGTCCAACTCGACCTGCAGGCCGCCAAGGAAGTGCTCTCGGCGCGCGGCTGGAACGGGAACGTGATCACCGCTCTGAAGGCGAGCGAAGCCCGCGAGGCACGGGCCGCAGCGAAGACCGCGACCAAGAGCGACGACGCCAAGGCCAAGGCCAAGGCGAAGCGCGAGGCCGCGAAGGCCAAGGTCCAGGAGGCCGCCGCCAAGCTCGTCGCGGACGTCGACGCGGAGCACACGGCGGAGGTCACGCCCGACCCGAAGCCCGAGCGCAAGCCCCGCAAGACCCGGACGCTCAGGTCAGCCTAGCGTCACCGGCAGTACGTCGCGGCCCCCGGTGGAGCAGATCCCCGGGGGCCGCGCTGTTGCTCGAGCCTGGCCGGGGGGGTGGCCTAGGCGAGCAACCCTTTTAGCCACCGCCCTTCGAGGTGGCTGACTCGATCTCCGGCGCAACCCGCGTCGGCTTCCACAGCCCCTTGAACGTCGCGATCGTCGCGACCAGGGTCACCAGTGAAGCCTCGACCCAGCGACGCCCGGTCAGGTCGCCCTGGAAATACGCGGTGCCAGCACCGGCAACGAGGCAGACGATGAACGTGACGATCGCCCGCACCGGCTCCGTCCAGCTTGGCTGCTGGACAATGGCGATCGCCGGGGGGAGCAGGAACCCCACGATCAACGCCCACATTTCGAGATTGCTCACACCGACCTCCCTAGCTCGTGATGGTCAACAGCAACACCTGCTTGCGGATCCCGATCGCAGTGAACAGCATCACCCCCCCGCCACCTCGGTAGGCACCGGTGCCGCCGGTCACAGCGAACTCGCCCTCGAACACTGTGGGCGACGAGCCAGAGACCGTGATCTTCCCTCGCGGCATCTGGATCTCACCGGTGCAGAACCTCGCTCTGGCGACGATCCACCGGCACTGCAGGAGCATCCGGCCGATCGTGTTCCCGTGCGAGTCGGTGAGCCGCCACGTCTGTTCGGTCGCGTTCGACTGCCTCCCTGGTGGACCCGACTCGCGCGAGCTTGCGTGAGACAGGGTCGCCGTGACGTTGATGCGGCCTGTGCTCGAAGGGCCACCGTAGGCCAGCACAGCAGCCACGGTCGCAGCCAACGCGCAACTACCGATCACCAGGGCCAGCCTCATGGTTTTGCCTCCTCCGGGAGTTCGCCCGCTGGCGGGATGCACACCATGTCGCCCTGCTCAGGCTCGAGCGCGTCGATCGCTTCCTGGACAGCCGGGGGGCGTCTGTCTTTTGGGATGGTCCTGAGGATAGACACGATCACCGCGTCCTGTTTCTCGTTCGAGACGCACGTGTCGAACTGTTGCCAATCCTGCACACGGTTGAAGTGTACAGTGAGAGCTACGGTCGAGCGGTTCGCCTCCCGGCGGATAGCTCCCTCGCGCTGGATCGCCGAGACACTGTCATGGATGCGGTTGTTCGTCTGCTCACGGTTGACGAAAAAGATCGCCCCCAGCGGGAGAACCACGATTGTCGAGATCGCGACAGCACGGATCACCAGCCTCTGTAACGGAGTAGGCTCGAGCGTCGGCGGCCCGTCCCCCCGATACTGCCACACTCCCTCGCTATCCTTCACCCAGCCGGTCACGACAGGATCCACAGAGCAGCCAGCAGCAGAGGCAGCACCGTTAGCAGGTCGGTTGCCAGGCATAGCAACAAGATTACGGCTTCCCGTTTGTTTCCCATCGTCCGACCAGGTAGCGGAGAAGCGTCGACGAGGAGACTCTGCCCGCGAAGACTAGCACCAGGAACACCCCGTAGATCGGGTAGCTGTCCCGGATGGCCATCGCAGCGACCAGCCCGAGACCAGCCGCCGCGAACACCGCATCCACTACCTGCGTGTACCACGGCCACATCCGCTGGTGTTGTCTCTCGGTCATTCTTCATCCGTCACGCTCTTGTCGACCTGCCGATCCGACGGCTCCACCACCAGGTAGCCCGCACGTATAAGCTTGGCGATGTGCGGATCGCCCTGGTCCACCACAACCAACTGCCCTGCCTGGACCCCCTGCATCGAGATAGTGGCTCGAGCTTGCACCATCTAGCGCGCCAGCCGGTCGAACGTCTCGACGGTAGCCCTGTCCGGTTGCCACAACCGTCGCGGCCCGGTCCAGGTCTTGTAGTCTGGGAACGGGCCGTTCCCGTCTCCGTTGACATCAAAACTCATGGTTGTACGATTGACCGGCACCGGCGTCGGCGTCACCTTGGACAACATCCCCAGGCCAGCGCCCACCGTGTAGGTCGGAACGGTCGCGCCGTAGACCTGCAGATCGATGTCCGCCCCGGGCACCGAGAGCGCCGTCGGGTAGTCGTATTCCCTGGCGAAGTTAGCTGTGTCGCTCGAGAGCACCGACCACCCCAGAGGGCATGGCGCACCGGCCGCGTCCCAGCCCTTCTTGAACGCGTCTGTCTTCCAGAAATACTGAGCCTCCGCCCACGCCTCCCCGTTTGCCTTCCAGCCCTTCAAACCGTATTGCTTGCAGAGCGCCGCAGCGTCCCTCCCGTCCTGCTCCGGATCTGACCCCTGGCCATATGTTCCCCACCCCACCAGCGTCCAACCCTGAGCCTTGAACACCGACATCTCAGCGGCGTTCGCCTCCGAATAGACCGTGTGCATAAGCTGCACATAGACCGCGCGCCAGCCCAACGCGAAAGCTCGCGCGCGAGGTTCGCCCGCGAAGTTCGACAGACCACCGTTGGTGAACGCCGCGTCGAGCTTCCACACGTCCGCCAAAGGCGACGGGGGAGGAGGCACCGGTTGCGACGGGTTCTCCCTACACAGGTCCTGGAAGCCCTGGCCGTATCTCGTGCCACAGGTCGGCCTGCGCACCGACGGAGGGCCGAACTCGAGCGCGATCTTCTTCGCGTCAGTCACCGAGCCGGGCCGCTTCGCCCAGTCTTTGTACTCGGTCGTCGAGAAGATCTTCGCGAGCGCCGCGCGCCCCTTCTCGCTCATGACGCCCTCGGAGCTTTCGACACCGCTGTGATCCGGACCTTCGCGTCCGCCTCGCTCTTCGGAGAATGGACCGCCACATGCGCATGGTCCGACCGGAACCGCTGATCACCCACGAACCCGATCAGATCTCCCGCCTTGACATGCTGGCCCACCCGCAACGTCGGGTAGCGCCTCCCCTGATGGGTGATGTAATAGTCGTAGCCCGCCGGGGTCAAGATGTACGTCGACCAGCCGTACGCACCGATCTGGTCTGCGTGGTCGTCCGACGGGTCGTTCCCGGAAAACCTGCGGACCAGCCCGGATTCCGGCGCGACGATCCCCAGCCCCGCCTTGCAGATGAAGTCGATCGCCCAATATCCGTTCAGGTTCGCCGTCTCGTGCAAACCGCCGACGAGCACATGGACGCCCGGGCCAGCGATCGGGAACACCTTCGCCGGGGCCGGAGCGGGCTTCAGGCTGGCTTCCACCTGGTCGATCAGAGCCATCGCCGGTTTCCAATACTGGCCAGACGGCGTGTAGCCGCGCGTTGTCTGCTTCAACAACTTCTCGGCCTCGACGAGCTTCGCGAGTCTCTGCTTGTCTGTCATCTCAACTCCTGTAGTCTATCTGCCAGCGGTACAGGCTGGGGATCCAGCCCCCCGTCGGATGCCCGAACGCATGCCAGATCCACAGCCCGGGAGCGGCCGAATCCTCCTCGGTCGTGACCTCGAACCCGTCGTCGGTCAGGACCATCGACCCGTCGTGCACAGTGCTGTTGTGAACACAATCGACGGCACCTCTTTGGAAGCTCTGGAACGACCCCTTGTCGGGCTGGTATCCCGGTGCTCCTACGTCGACGAGCGCGGCCCACTGGAAGTCTTCGGTGACCACAGAGAACCCGATGGCTCCACGAGCGCCAGTGTTCTGCCCGGCAGGCTCGTTGCTGAGCGAGTATCCCAGCACCAACCCCGGCGGGAACGGCAGCCCCGCCACAGTGGCCACCCCGCCGGAACTGGTCGCCAGAGTCAGGAACCCCGTGGTGCTGTCCTCGTCGTCCCACACCATGGCCATCCCGCCGTTGGTCCCGTCTCCGGTGAACAGGAAATCGAACTGGTTCACCCCGTTCGGGAACGCCGTAATGTTGCTCGTGATCAGGAACGGACCGAGGAAGCTCCCCCCCTGGCAGATCTCGACATGGGGGCCGAACTCGTCCGCGTTGATGTTGTACTGACCGCCGAACGCGGACGGGAACGTGAAACACGTAAGACCCGCGCTGGCCCAGGCTAGCGTTGATGCCCCCCGGTAGGCACCGCCGCCGTACCATTCCTGCACACGGTCACTGCCGCTCGCGACCGGCCCTGCCCATGCCCCGTGAATCAAAGCCGCCCCGGCCTTGAACCCTATCGTCGGGTTCACCGAAGACAGGCCGACGATACCGACACAGTTCTCGACGTCGATCAACACGACATAGATCACTTTGTACCCGCCCGCCACCCCGACATCGAAGTTGACAGTGAACCCGTCCGAGTTGAAGCTCGTGACCGCCGCCCGATAGAGTACCGTGGCCGACCCCGCCCGCGTCATGTTCAAGATCGCGTAGTTATCGATCATATGCTGGTCGCCCGCCTGTGCGGCAGCGGCAGCGTTCTGCAGGAGCGCGGCCGGATTGGAGTAGTTCGGCGCGCACATCCCCCGGAACAAAGCCGACCCGAACCCGGTGTCCACCGCATCCTCGAGCAGCCAGTTCGCTCCGAAGAAAATAATCCCTCGCGGCTGTGCCCCGATCGTAACGGTGACCGGCCCGGGTGACGACGGGACCGTGATCGTCCCGGCCTTCCAAGTGGCCAGGTTGGCCATCAGCCGACCGCCGTGAAACCGCCGAATGTCACGATGACCCCCAAGCCTTTCGCATCCCCGCCCCCAGCTGCGTCCACATCCAGAACGATAATATCGCAACCGGACACCTGGCCGTTGTCCGGGTCGACATCGACCGAAACCGCGCAATCGTCACCGGCAGGGATGGTTACCGCTGCGTTCAACATGTCCACCCCGGCGGTTTGATTCCTGACCATCACCTCGGTGTCTCCCGACCCAGCCACCCCCAGGAACGCCTGTACCGACAACAACGTCGCCCCATCCAGGCGCTCGTCGATGCTGAACTTGAACCGGTTGTTGCCGGTCCTGACGATCGACACCGTGTCAGGCCACGCCTCGTCCGCGAACAGCTTGCACTCGTACACCCCCCGTGGCGGGACCGCCTCGAGCCTGCGTACCCTGGTCAACAGGTCGAACAAGACCTTTCGCAGGGACTGACGTCCTGGGATATCTATTGTGCTCATCAGTCCTCCGGGCTGCCCAGCACCTGGGGCAAGGTCTCGTAGCTGTTCTCGTCCACGTTGACAACAGTACCATAGATCCGCTGGAACCCTGAGAGTGCCTGGCGCAGATTCCGGCTCGCGGGGATCGACACCGTGTCACCCAAGAACCACTCGAGGAACAGCCACGGCGCGCGCTCCACCGTCGGCTCTATCTCCACCGTGTCCACCCCGTTCTCACGCAGGAACAGCTGCAGCTGCGCGATCGCCAGCGCCGCGTCCTCGATCCGGCCGGGGAAGAACTGCTGCGCCCAATACTCGCCGTACCGGAGGATCGAAGGACCGTAGGAGATCGGGATGCCACCGCTGACCGGCTGGCCGCCCTGCCCCTGGTAATAACGGACGGTGTTCGCCCGCTGGTGCCCGTCCTTCATATGGCTGATCCGCACCAGGTTCCGGCCGGGCTTGTCCCATCCGAACACCGAGTCGGTCGCCTCGCGTCCGGCGCGCTGGACGATGCTGATCTCGTGCGTGTAGCCGGGCCGGTTGATCGGGTCGTAGATCGGGGTGAGCAGGATATCCAAAGCTCCGGTCTGGATCATCTGGTCGAACACCTCACCGACCGAAATCCCCTGCTGCAGGTCCAGGTCCAGCTGGGTGGTGGTCTCGTACTTGCTCTTGGTCAAAGCTCCGAATCGCGCGGGGAGCGGGTTCCCCCAGAACGCCGTCCCCGGCAGCTGTACCGGGTTGCCATCGGTGTCAACAGACCACGCCGGTGTCGTGTCTCCCATGTCGATCCCGACCGAGCCATGGTTGATGATCGTGTTCCTCAAGAATGTCAAGGCGATATGGCCGACCTGGGTATCGTCGAAGCTGAAAAACCCGGCGGTGTCAGGGAAGTCGCCGTCGATGTTGACCATCGGCCGCTGGTACAGAAGCTGCCACGGGTCTTCGGCGCTGATCACCGTACGGGCATTCTCCGTCAGCCCGGTGTCCTCGGTCTGCAAGATCGTCCCTGCGTAGCGGCACACCCATTTCAGGTCGCTGTCGTTGAACCCGCCCTCCCGGCGGAACCCGTAGAGCAGCCGGTCGCCCTCGTCGACGAACGGGTAGCCGTCGTCGTCCAGGATGTTGACCTCCGGGTTGTCAGACGGGACAGTGAGCTTGGCGGTCGCCGTGCCGTCCAGAATGTACTTGACTTCGGCCTGGAAAGTCAGCCGGTCGAGGAACGTGAGCGTCTGGGTCTCGAGCGTGGTGACCACCCAGCGCCACGGCGGGCCGGTGTAGAAACGGATCCCGGCCAGGCCACCGCTGGACAGGGGCGGCAAGACAGGCAGCCCGCCCCCTCCCGGGCCTCCTCCTGAACCTCCGGAGCCTCCCCCGCCCCCCGAGGGGGGTCCGCCGCCGGGAGGTCCCGGAGGGGGCGGGAAGGGCGGGAGCGACCCCTCGAGCACGATCGGCGGGGACAGCAACGTCCCGACCGTCAGGAACGGCGGGTAGATCTGCCCGCCGACACTGGGAGCGAACGCCGTCGCACCGACCGTCAAGAACGGCGCAGTCAGCGGGGTGGGTCCCACAACCGTCGGCACCAAACCGGTCGCTCCAACGGTCAGGAACGGCGGATCGACCTCGCCCACAGGGATCTCTTCCGCGACCCACGGCATGGTCCCATGGGTGTTTACTTCATATGACTCCGCGAGCTTAGCTCCGCCACTGGCAGGGATAGCGACAGCGGCGGACAGATCGAGCAGGTTCTGGTAGTTGTTCTTCAACGGCCAGTACCCCGAGATAGCACCCCGCGCGACCTTGTCCGGACGCTCCCCCCTCATGATCGTGTTCATCTGCGCGACAGACAACGCCGCGTCCCACGTGGTCAGATCCTCCATCCACCCCAGGAGATTCTGGTCCGTGACCCCGCTGTCTTGCCTAGCACCGAAAAACGCACCCAGGGTGGAGTTCTTGATCGTCGTCGCCCCGACCGCCGTGCCAGGACTCATCACCCCGCTCATATACAGGTAGAGCGCGCCACTGGAGCCGGTGAAGATCGCGAAAACGTAGTTCCAGACTCCGACCTTCATCTTTGCACCGGCGTTCTCGCCGTAGCCGTTGTTGTCAGCGCCGAGAATGTTGAATTGGGTCCCGCTCGCGTCAGCGTTCAGCAGCCACGCACGGTCCCCAGAACCCTGCCACCTTGTCCCCAGGCAGACACCATTCCCAGCCGGAGACAGGCTCATGGGACGAACCCGCATATACATCGTCCACGCGCCCGCCGGTTCGAACGGAGTAATATCCCCGACCGACAGATACGCCGTTGAGACGCCGGGGAACCAGGCCATCTAGCTCATCACCACCGAAGGCAGCTGCACTTGCCCCCCGATGAACGGGGGCACAGACAGGAACGGGTCGGTGCGCATCTGCCCCACGAACGGGAACCGGGCGTTGGTCATTCGCCACTTCGTGCACAGGTACGCCATGATCTGCAGCCGCTCCGCGTCGCACATCTTGCGGTTGTAGCTGATGAACTCCGCGATGTTCCCAGCGAACCCCGCCAAAGCAGAACCCGAGCCACCGAGCGTGAAGTTCACCCCAGCGTCAGAGTAAGACCCCGACCCGCCCCCCGTGGTGATGTACTCGTTGTTCGAAGAGATCGTAGTGGCCGACCCGCCCAAACCCAGCTGGAGACAGTGGATCGCCTTGGTCGCGGCCGTCCCGTCCACCAGATCGTAGCTGTTGCCAGAGTCGCGAATGACCCACTGATTGTTCCCGAAATACGCCAACCCGTTCGCGCCGCTGCCCGGGTTTTCGATCCCGATCGGACGCCCGCCTGAGTACTCGCTGACAAGGAAGATCGTGAACTGTGTCAAAGGGACGATCCGACCGGCACCGGCGGCGACCATCGGGTCTGTGCCGACGAAATGGAAACACGGCAGGTTGTTCCACCCTGCCCTCAGAAACGTCGGCGCAGTGCTTGGATTGGTCAGCGTCCAGCCGTTCCCCGACTGATCCTTGATCGAGTTGATCGATTGGCCGCTGCCCAGTTTCTCCTGGGAAGCGTCGTACCACTGCAACAGCCCCACACGTACAGGGATCGTGTTGAGCGGGACCAGACGGCTGAACATCTAGGTCGCCGTTGCGTAGATGCCCTGCCACTCGACACCATGGTCTCCGCCGGTCGCGGACAACGCCGTGCCGATGTCGTTCACCACAACCACGCCCCACTTCTCCGGCATCCGGCCGCCATACAGCGCGGCAAGAGACCACGGGCCGCCCTTGTACGTCGTGTTGATCGCCGCCGCGTAGATCGCGCCTAGCAGCTTCAACTGGGTCGGGTTGTTCAACGTGATCGCCGCGTCGGTGCCGGTCACCGTGTCCGGCCACTCAGACCCGCCGTCGACGCTGGCGTACGCGTAGACAAACGCCGACGAGGGAGCAACGATCGAGCCGGAGTTCGCGCCCTTGATCTTCGCTGTGATCAGCACATCCAAGAACAGATCGGACGTGTTGCTCACCGCCGTCGACTCGCGACCTGCGGTACTCGAATCCGCCAGGGAAGCGAGCGTGATGGTCAGCGCCTGGCCGTTGGAGCCGTACGCTGTCTTGATGTTCGCCACTTGTTACACCTCCCCGTAGATCGCGATGCGATGCTCGTCAGCTGCGGCCTGAGCATGCTCCTCGGCCGGCACCGGGTTGTTCGCCGCCCAACCGCAACTGCAGTACGCGTTGAACGCCCCCCCGCCCTTGGTGCCACCCTCGGCAACGAAGACGTCGAGAAGCTCCTGCACCCCGGCCGCCTGCTCCTCGTCCGTGGGCGGCTCGTCAGCGGTGAACGCGTTGCGCTCGAGCCACCGGCTGTACCAACGCCTCCCCAGAACCGTCTCCAGTTCGGCCTGGCTCGCCGCCGTCACGCTTGTTTCGTGTGCCATCATGCCTCCTACGGGCAAGCCGCGAGTTGGAAGATACCGGAGACGTTCCAGACGATCGACACGTCTGCAATCGACGCCAGCACGAACGGAGAAGCAAGCTCCAGATAGCAGATCAACGGCGAGGTCGCGTCGACCCCCGTGCTTTTCGCGATCACCACCGCGAGCGTCGTCGACGCCGGGACTGTGGTCACCGTCTCGTTGTTCGCGTCGAACACGCCCGCCGTCGTTGTCTTGCCTGACAGCGGACCCGAACGATCGTTGATCGTCCCGGACAGATCGGAGATGAACTGGTGAGCCGCGCTGAACGTCCCGTTGTACAGAAGCGCGACGATGTCGTCGACCAGCATGTCGATATCCGCGTCCAGGAGCTTCTTCATCCCGGTCGGATACGGGGCGCTAGCCATCCGTCACCTCTGTTGCTGTTTGCTCATCCACCTCGAACACCCTATCAGCGACCCGGACCAAGATAGGTCCTGACTCGCCCGGGTCGCGCCGGGCGAACGTCGCCCTTGCGTCGCTGTGCTCCTCCAGGAGCGTGTCCAGCACGATCCGTTCGCGCCGGGTCATCTCGATATAGCCGGTTTGCAACATCTGTCCTCCTTACAGCCAGGCTGCCTGCCACAGCACATCCACCGACGGAGCGCCCGTGATCGAGATCACGTTGTTCCCCGGCCACAACGGAAAGAAATCGGACATCTCGACGTCGATCCCGTCCTTGTAGTTCGCCCCCGCTCCGTTCAGGTACGCAGTATTGCGGAATGTGTCGATCTCCAGGTAGCTGCCGCCGGGGATCGCCGCCGCCCCCGGCAGGCTGTCGTCATAGACGATCGCCAGACCTGTTGTGTCGTTGGACAACGTGAACGCGGACGACGCGCCGTTGACCTTGAATACCGGATAGAACGCCGTGTTGCCCGTGTTGTTCAGAGCAGTGGAGCCGGTGATGTTCGTGGCGATCTGAGTAAAATCGATCGCATACGGGAACGGAGAGTCGAACAGCAACGTCGCCTCCATCGGCGCGCCAGCCGGTTGCTTGAACGTCATCCGCTCCGTCTGCTGCATGTAGTCGAGCAAGCGGACGCCCGCGCCGTCGGGGTCCCACAGGAACCGACCGGACATCGCTGCTTTCAACATCGACCCTGCGTGCTTCGCCAAAGTGTCCACCATCCGCTCGAGCGCTTCGTCGCACGCGATCCCGTCGTCCTCCCACAGCTGCACCACCAGCTTCAACCGGGAGCCGGTCAGGAACCGCTCCTGGACCAGCCCGCCGTCCTCGGTCGGGACATTCAACAGCTGCGCCCGGACGTCCTGCCACATGTCGCACTCCGCATTGTTCAACAGGTAGCGATCACCGGACGTCGCGTTCAACGACAGGTCGCCGTAGACCGACGCCAACGTAGCAGCAACATTCCAGTCAGCGATCGGCATCTACAACCCCCGGGCCACGTTGTCCGCGATCTTCTGGCCAAGATCCTGCGCCGACTTCGGCACCGGCACCCCCGTGATCCTCCGCACCGGCCCACCGGCGATAATCTGGAGCAACGCCGTCTGCCGCTTCGACTCAGACAGCTGCGCGGTCGTGGTCCTCGAGATCGTCTGCCACGCGTTCGCCTGGCCCCCGCCCAAGATCCCGGCAAGCTCGCCCCGAGCATCCTGCGGTGCCAGCAACCCACCACGGGTGGCGGTGAAGTTCGATCCGAACCGGCGGAACTGGTCGGCCGCGCTCTCGTAGAGCTTCGCGATAAACACATCTGGCGAGTCGCCTTCCTGTGTCTTTTTGGACAACGCCTGCAACGCGAGCCTCGCGGCGATCAGCCTCGACTTGTCTTGCTCCTTCTCGAACCCGGTGGCGTTCTTCACCTGTTCTTTCCAGAAATCCACCAGCTGCTTCGCAAACCGCTTGTCGTCCGCAATCCCTGGGGTCAACCCGGCCGCCGCGATACGGTTCTGAATCTGAAGCTCCTTGAACTCCGCCGCCGTGTGCTCCGCCCCGGTGTCCGCCTCCCCTGCCAGGAACTTCTGACGGCGGCTACGCAGGTCGATCACATGTGCCGCCGCGTCCGCCCGGTCGCCAGCGGAGGTCGCGTTGTGCGCCAAGCTCTTCCAATAGTCGATCGCTGTGGCGAACGCCGCCAGATCATCCGTTTTCCGCTTGGTCAACGCGGCCTTCGCCAGGTTGTTCTCCAACGTCTGCTCGTACCCGGCCTTCTTGTCGGCGGCCACGGCCTCGGCCGCCGCCGCCGCCTCCTTCTTCTTCGCGTCCGCCGCCGCCGTCGCCGTCGCAGCCGCCGCCTCCGCGTTGTCCTTGATCTGGTTCTGGTAGCCGATCACCTTCGTCGTCGCGGCGGACAACGCCGCGTACGCCGCCGCCGCCCCGCCAGCGCCGTCCTTCAGGTTCTCGAAAAGCTCCCGGGCGTGCTTTTGCGTGATCTTCGCAGCAGCCAGCTGCGCCGCCAAACGGTCCCCCTCGTCCCTGATCCGACCCGCCCGGTCCTCCCGGACCTGGTCCGCCACCGCCTGGCCCCCCGTGCCAGCCTGGAACACCGTCGGGTCCAGCCCCGCCGCGCGCGCCGCCTTTTGCGCGTCGACCCCCCCAGCGCCACGACCGAAATCGCCTCCTCGCTCCCCCAGGACAGCCGCTTCGCTCCCGGCCTCCTGGATCCGCCGCGCCAAGTCGGCCCACGCGTCCGCCGAAGCTCGAGCGCCGATCGTCTGCGCCTCCAGATCCCGCGTGATCTTCTCCATCTGGACAGCGGTGTCAATACTGATCTTGCCGAACGCCACCAAGATGCCCAGGTACTCCTTCAATGCTTCCGGCGACTCTTCGAACTTAGCGGTCAGCTTCTCCTGCGTCACCACCAGCGGGTCTGACTTCGCCTTCAGATCTGCCAGCGACTGCGCTAAGCTACCGACGATCGTCGCCGGTTTCTCCGCCGCCAAAGCCCTAATCCCGCCGATGATGTTCCCGGTGAGAATCTCCGCGCCGAAGTTCCTCAACTTCCCCTGCGCGGTATAAGCCTCGTCGCCCGTGGCCTTGAGCATCTGGGAGATCTGGCCGATCGCCTGGAACCCGGCGAACGCCACACCTCCGGCCAGACCCAGACGGCCGACCGAACCCAAGATCCCGGCGATGCCGCCCCTCGAGCCGCCGCGTGTCCCGCCCCCGGCAAGCTCCTCTATCTTGGACAAAACCCCCGGCGCAGCGACCTCTTTGCCGGTCCGCTGCGACCTGGCGATAAGCTCCTGCAGCTTGACCGACGCCTGGTCGTACGCGTCGGCCGACGCTAGCAGAAGTTCCCGCATCGCCGCCTGGTCCTGCCCGACCAGCGAAGCTGCCTGGGCGCGCGACTGCTGCGCCGCGAACAGAACCTGCTCCAGGTTCGCCTGAGCACCCAGTCGCGACGCCCCGACCGGGTCCTGCCGGAGCGCCGCAGCCTCCGCCCGAAGCTGCAGATCCGCGATCTTCTTCGTGGTCTCGTCGACGACCTTGTCGGCCTGCGCCTGCGCCGTTTTCAGAGCTTCGTTGACCTGCGTCCCGACCTGTTGCGGGAAGTCATCCCCGACAACAGGCCGGATCTTGACATACGCCTCACCGACCTCTGGGTTGCTCACCTTGCCCCCAGGTTCTTGAGGGCTGCGGCGTTCTGCTTGCGGCGAAGCTCCTCAGGCGTCAGGAACGTGTCGTGCGCGCGCTCACGTGCGAACGCCAGCGGCTCGCCCTGCGACTGGAACTCCTGCACGTACAGAACATATGCCGCGTTCAAGTATGCCCTCAGGTCGTAGTCTACGTTGTTCGCAAGGCCGAGTGATCCCTCGACGTAGCCCCGGACTGACCTGGCCCACGACCAGAGGACGAGAGCTTCTCTGTAGGGCGGCCCGACGCTGCCTCGATCAGCCATGACACGATGTCCTCGAGATCCTGCAGGTTCAAGGCTGGATCGGCAGACCGCCGCACCTTGTCCCAGGTCTCGGCCTCCTCGTCGAGAACCATCGACCGGATGTACCGGTCGTACACATCCCAGATCATCTTCTTGTCCGCGATCTCTGCCTCGGTCGCCTGCGGGTAGATGTCCTCCGGCCGGACGTTCGCCTTCACGTGGAAAGACTCTCCCCCCGCTTTGAACGTCAAGATCCGCTGGCGGTTCTTGCGCGCGCGCTCCTGGTCGAAGTCCTTCTCCCCCTGGATGCCGACCTGGACGTTCGGCTGTTCGGTTGTGGTCACTGCTCCTCCTCGCAACGGGTACCGCCGGAGCCTAGCACTTGACCAGCCCGACCATGGCTGCTATCGTCCCTCGCCCCCCCTGCTCGAGGGGTCGTCCGTTGTCCGGATGGACGAATAACACGGCCGCCGGTTGGAGGACCGTCGGCGCGGTGGAGGTCGGTGGTGCACTACATCGGCCCGGAGCACGACAGCCGCTTTGGAGTAGCGGCCAGGGGGCACTCACAGGACTGACAGCGCTGGCTTGAGGAACGGATACTTGTAGATCGCGCCACCGGCGGAGAACCCCTGCTCCAGGTAGCGGCCGTAGTAGACCGGGGTGCCGACCGCCGCGTACAGGCCGATCGCGTCCCGGCCGAACACCCAGGTGATCGACGACCTGAGGTTGTTCGTCCTGACCCGTGGTCCCCGCCCCTCACGGTTGAGCGCCCCCACCACCTGTGCGCCGGTGGCGTTGAGCTTCGCCTGAGACTCCACCTTGACCGCCATCCGGCCGAGTATTTTCGCCACCGGACCTTCCGGGCTGTTGAAAAGCTCGTCTATCCCCTTGGGGTTCGCGACGAACGTCATGTCCCCAGAGTGTAGATCGGGCCGGTGCCCTGCACCGAACAGCGGAATCGGATCACCCAGCCGAGCGCACCGCCGGACGGATCCAACGGTGTTGCCCCCTCGTGGAACACCTCGGAGCAAGCCCCGTCGAACAACCCTCCGGCGCGGTCGGCCTGGTAGACCGCGTTGCAGATCGCCCAGAAGTCCTGGTCGACGATCTGAGCTATCTGCTGCTGCTTGGCCATCGACGGTGGCTGGCCCTTCTCCCCGAAGACAGGCGCGCAGCGGACCACCGTGACCCAGAAGGAGACCGTTCGCACCAGACCGTAGCCCCGACCGTGCCCGTCGTCCAAAGGTCCAAGAGGACGCGTCGGGAGCGTCCCGGTGCCAGCCACGTGGACCGTCAGCTGCGGTACGCAGTCCAGGGCCGGTAAACCGGCGCTGACGAACGCGCGCGCGATCGCCCCAGCCGCCGTCTCAGCCAAGCCCGCGTTCGCGATCCCCAGAAGCTCGAGCGCGAACGCGTACGGAGTGTTGACAACGCTAGGCACCGACCTGCACAGGGTAGGTCTCGAGATCCGGACTCCACACCGAGGACCTCCGCTGCGCACCGGTCGGGTTATACGCCGCCAGGAACCCGTCGACCCAAGACAACCCCGTCGCCCACTGGCCGCCCTTCATCCCCCACGACATGAACAGTTCCCGGTTCATCGACAAGCCCTGCCTGGTCAGCTGCGTCACCCCGTCGGGGATGCTGCACTCGCCCTCGGACAGAAACTTGAAGATCTCGCAGCCTAGCTGCTTCGCCGCCAGCACCCCAGGCAGCGGGGGGACCACACCGAACGTGTAGTCAACCGTCCACGTCCCGACCTCCCCCGGCGGCAGGTTCATGTTCTGGCACTGTGGCCACACCAGTGTCTGGTCGCCGGGGGTCGCGGTCACCCGGTCCAGGTAGCGCCAGTCCCGCAGGACATAGGTCGCCGGGTCGACCACCACACCGTTGATCTGCACCTCAGTGATCGCTGTCACCGGGTAGTTCTCGAGCGTCACCCGCGACACATGCCTGCACCCGCACGCGACCTTGCCGTCCGCGTACCAGCCCCAGCCAGCCATCCCCACCATCCAGGAGACAGCCCAGTTCGACGCCTCCGACGGGGACAGGACCTCGGACCAGGACCAGCCGCACCCGTCGTTCGACCCGCACGGCCTGACCTGCTTCGAGCACGAACCAGTGTACTGCTCGCCGGAAAGCTCGTACAGCAGCATCGAGGAGACCGTCGCGGCCTCCTGGAGCTTCGCCAACGTCGCCTCATCCGTACCGGCCGCGTCCGCACAAGTCTCCGCCAGGTCGTTCTCGTCGATCCACGCCAGGCACGGCCCGACCTCAGGTAGCAAGCTAGACAACATTCACCTCCGCCAGGGGAGCGACCCGCAGGCCGCCCCCCGTTCGCAGGGACCTCACTACGGTGTCGCCACCGTCTGGTAGCCGCACTCCGCCGCAGGCGGCACCGCCGTGTCGTACCACCAGCCGCCAGGAGCGCCCGTAGGCACCGCCTCCGGCTGGTCGTTGTACGGCCCGACACCCCACAGCGGGTTGGACTTCGTGAACCCGTTGATCACCGGCGGGGAGAAATCGTTCCCCGACGTGATCGACCCTTCCTGCCAGGTTGTCCTGGGATACAGGAAGTGGATGTACGGCCAGTCCGGGTCAGCAGCGTCACCGACCCAGGCGTCAGCCCAGAACTCGATCGCCGCCCACACCGGGACGAACGTGCAGCCGATCTGGTCTGGGTACCAGATCCCGATCGGCACCGGCGAATCCGACGTGTCGGTGATCAGGTCCGCACCGGTCATCATCTCCAACATCGCCGGTTCGAGCGCACCCTGGTTGATCACGAAGTCGAACCGCTTCAAGCGATCCGGGTCCTTCCGCGTCGCGACGATGCAACCGCAGCCGCCGACCAGCGAGGACTCGAGACCGATCTCGACGTTCGGGTTCCGACCGATCGAGATCAGGTTGTCCGAGACGTAAACGTTGTTCGGACCGTAGAAGATGGACCCGTCTGCATTCAGGCGCGTCACGCGGAAGCGGCAGACGTGCAGGGGGATTGCGCAGATCTCAGGAGCCTGTGGCATCTCTAACTCCTTCCTAAGCCGCTCTGTTGACGAGCACCGCGTCCTGAAGCACGGTGTCCCAATCCACCACGTAGTAACGTTCGGCCCTGATGGTGATGAAGTTCTGGGTCCTGTCCATCGCCTCCCTGGCCGAACCTGGAATGACCTCGATTCCCGACCTGTGGACATCGACCGGGCCGGTCGCGTACATCCAGGACAGCGTGGCCGAGGGGGCGAGACCGCCCGCTGGCCGCGAATCCACGTAACCGTCGCCCACTACGACCTTCGAACCGGTGGCGATCACCCGCAAGTCCGTGCCCTCGCGTTCGACCAGGACATCCGCTGTGAGAGCCACAGCGGTCGCCGGGTCTGCGTGGACCACGAACTCCGACCCCGTCCGTCCAGCTGACTGGACCAACGCGGCCAACGCACGCTCAGGAGACAACCCAGTGTTGTCCACCAAGGTAACGTTGGAATCGGTCAGATGCGGTGTCAACGGCAGGCGCAGCCCGCGAGCGAACTGCACCTCCACCTGGTACGACTCTGTGGCCTGGAGCGCAGCTACCGCTCGAGCCGCCCACAGATCGTAGTCCTCCGAGATCGACCTTGTCGAACACTCGATCGTCTCGTATGCCGCGAACGACCCGAACTCCGGGACAGGGAGTTCCTGCTGGTCAGCCTTCTCGTCCGTTGTCCCGGTTGCACACGGGTTGTGCACGTCGCCCGAACGGGCATCGGGGTACGGCCAGACCTCCACCCCTGACAGGTAGTGGAGATCCGGCTCCTGGTTCTGCTGCAGCCAGTTCGGCGGGTTGATCCGCGCGACCGACAGCAGACTGTAGCGAGGGGGAGACGGGACTGGGCCGTCGACACCAACCGTCGGGCCGAATGTCGTGCTCATGATCCCGTCTCCCTCCTAGCTTCTCTCATCTAGCAGGTGATGGCTGTCGCCGTCGGACCGGTGGTACCGCTCGGGCAAACGGTGACCGTGGTCAGCAGCGACTCGATCCCGATGAACGCGACGGCCTCGAAGGTCTCCGCGAACATCTGGTAGTCGTTGGTGTTGTTGAGGATCGAGTCACGGACGATGCCCAGGTCCAGGGTCCCGCCGTCCAGGAAGAGGAACGACCCCTCCGGATAGAGGAAGAACTGGACCGTCGTCGGGAACCCGACGATCGCCCCAGAACCCTGAGCGCCGAACACCTGGCCGCCGGTGGTCGTGCCATCCGGCGTCCACGTGATCTGGATGTTGGCCAGGTCGCGGATCGCCGCAGCGATCCCGTCCCGCGTCTTCTCGAAGCGGTAGAACTGGCTGTTGATCAGATCCGCCAGCAGCAGATCTGCCGTCCAGGCCGGGAACACGGCCCGCAGGACCACCCCGTCCGGCAGGCGGTGGCGGGAGCGCATCCCGGCCGCCTCGCGGAGCAGCGTGTAGAGCACCGTCGAGAACGCCCCGTAGGACGGCGCGACCGTGCCGACCAGCGTGGAGAACGCCGCCATCGCGTCGAGGATCCGGGTCTCGGCCAGCGCAGCGTGCGCCGACGTTGCCGCGTCCACGAACGCCGCCACCATCTCCGGCCACGCCCTCGAGTTGAGGTTGCCGAACTGGAGGCACCTGTAGATCATGTCGAGTTCGACCTCGTCGAAGTCGGGGCACTCGATGATCTGGCAGGTCTTCGCCGCCGTGGTCCCACCGGCTGCGTCCTGCGCGGCGGTCTTGACGCCGACACCCTCGTCGATCTCCGCCAGGGTGATCCCCTGGGTGAACTTCAGGCCGCCGCGCACCGCGTTGAACCCTGCGAGCGCTCCGTCCCGCACCGGCCGCGCCGAACTGGACCAGTTACGGATCTCGTAGTAGTTCGCCACCGGGGCGCACAGCCCGCCGGACGCGGTCAACGCGACCGGGTTGATCACGGCGTCGACCTTCGCCTGGTCGGCCTCCAGGTCGCCACGGAGGATGCGCTCCTCGGGCCAGCTGTCGCCGTAGTTCGCGCTGGCGACAACGACCTTCTCCTGCATCCCCTTCGGGGTCGACGTGGCCTGGTTGCGCTTCTTGACGAGCGCGCGAGCGAGAGCCTTGCGGTCCAGCACCGAATCCTCGGCCACGCCCGGGATCCCCGCCGAAGCGACGAACCCTGGGGTGGTGTCCACGGTGACAACCGGCTCGTGCTCCGTGCCCTGTGACTTCGGGAGCGGCTTCCGGTTGAACCGTGCTGACGCCGCGACCGGCTCGAGCACCTCGGCCTCGACGGCCTCCGGCTCTGCCTCTGCCACGACCTCCGGACCGGGCACCGGCTCGGCAGGCTCGCCGTCGCCGTCGCCGTCGTCCTCGTCGCCCGTGTCGCTCTCGGCCTTCACCGACTCGACACCGGCCTTCTGCTGCAGATCGACCAGCTTCGCGTTGAACTCCTCGTCCACCGCGCCCTTGGCCTCGATCTCCTCGCGGATCTTCTCGATGTCCTCGACACCGGCCTGGAACTGCTCCAGCACGTCGGCCATCGAGAGGTCCCCGAGTGTGTCGGGGTCCCGGTCACCGATCTTCTGCGCTACTGCCTGGTACTGCTCGAGCTTCTCGGTCAGTTCCTCGACAGACAGCGTAGAAAGGTCGATGGGAAGCCCGGGAAAGAGCTTGTTGTCCATCTTCACTCCTACGTCGAAGTTACACTTCTCGCCGTAGGGCTACGCCCGGGCTGTCCGCCGCTGCTACGCAACCGGCCTAAGACTGGTGCCTAGTCTAGCAACAAATGCGGACAGCCCGCAATCTTTTAGCGTAGGCTCGGATGTGGTACCGCAGCCCGTCGGCTTTTCCCGCCTCGGACACCGCCAACCATGACCGACGGCACGTCGTCCACATGGTCGACCAGCGACGGCACCGTCACCCACACCTCCAGCCCCAGCGAATGAGCAGCCTCGCGGAGGATCGCGTCGTCCGACCTTAGCGCGTTCGCGTTCCATTTCCGTTTGTCCGCCCACTCGACCACCGGGAGGCAGAACTCGCGGGGCCACACCACCGCCACCGCCGGGATGAAATGGTCTCTCAGGTTGAGCCTGCAGAACGACTCGCCCTCGCGATCCGCTGTGTACATATCGTTGACCGTGTGCCTGGCCTGGCCGGAGACGAACAGCACGAGAACCCTGCAGGGGCAGTCGGCCACCTGGGCCGCCACCGCCGCCTCAAGGTTCACCACGGGCAGCGCGTCGTCCTGGATGACCACACGGTGGGTGCAGTCCTCAGGCGTGCGCAGCAGAGCCTCCCGGTACGTCCGCCACGCCCACGCCGGGCCGGTCGGGTCTGGATCCGCCACGATCTCCGCCTGGGGGAGACCTAGCCGGGGAAGAAGCTCGGCCCTGGACGGATGGTGCTGGACAGCGAAACTAAGAGATGCGGCGCTCAGGCCTTCGACCCGGGCTTGACTTTCACAATATTCCGCTCGGTCGCGACACCGGGGGTGCCATGTGCTCCGCCCATATTGAGCGCCCAACCATGGCTACTCTTTATCCTCGCTCGACCGGTCTTTTCTTTGAACTCTCCGCCGCCCGCCGGGATCATGATTGTAACTTTGTCATTGAACGTGATGGCATCTATCGCCTCTGCCGCCGCCTCATCTGACAACCCCGCCAGATTCGCGAACTGCCCGCCCCCCGGTCCTTTCGGCTTACGGGGATGCTTGGCCGAGTCAAACGGGCGGCCAGCGGCCGTGACCCCCATCCGGCGTTGCTGCTTCGACCCACCCATCGCGTAATCCACCAGACCGTCCACCCCCTTCGCCCTGGCCACAAGCGCCTTCAGCTTCCTGGCCTCGTCCTCCGGCGAACAGTACACCCCCGCCGCCACCAAACTCATCGTGTGTGGCTCGTCCTCCATGATCAACGACGCGGCCATTGCCCTCGGTACCGGGAACCCCGGGACATTCACCGCCAGCATCCCCACCATCTCCAGTTGGCCGCCGATTGACCGCCAGTCCCCCGACACCAACGCACCCTTCAACCGCCTCGCCTGCTCCGCCGGGATGTCCGGCAGCAAAGACCCCGCCAGCACGATCCCGTGCTCGTCCTCGTACGCGCACACATGGGCGGCGCAGGTGCCGGTGTCGTCATAATGGCGGACCGTCTGCTCCCTTGATGCCGTCAGAGGAGCGTGGCCCGTGTTCATTGTGACACGACCCACATGGACCGGTCCGCCGTCCGTGTCCACCTCCCCCAGGTGGAAATACCGGTAGCCCGACTGCGACCTCGGCGGGGTCCTACACACCCCGGAGACCCCGGTGTGGCAGGTGCCCCACAGCGCGGCGTGGCCGAACACCCGGCCGTCCGCCGTGACTGTGATCGGGGTTGGCCCCTCGAGCTTCGGGTTCTCGAACCACGTTTTCGGAGGTGTCAACGGCGCGAGACCGGCAGCGGCAGCGGTAAGTGCGCTTGCTCCCATGCTGTCCTCCTCGTCCTCCGGGCCATCCGGTCCGATTGTGACAACATGCCCGGTCTCCGGGTCGGTAAGCTGCAACCACTCGCCAGGCTCGGAGTCGCTAGGCTCGTACCCCTGGTCGAGCCATTCTTTTGCGTGGGACTCGATCGCATCGAAATCTGCTTGGTCGAAATCGCCGGTCGCGTACGAATCGACCTGTGTGCCGTCCAGCGTGCCAGCAGCCTCGCTCACCGCATCTTGAATATCCCGGCCGGAAACGTGGGTCACGTTCTGCTCGTTCAACGTGTCCACTACCTGCTCCTGCATAGCCCCCTGGTCCATCCCCTCCGGGCCAGACGCCTCGGCCAGGTCGATCTCCCCAATCGTCTCCCCGTCAACCTGCACCTCCGCAGTGTCACGGGAGACCGGGACAACCTGGATCGCTCGGAACTGTCCCCCACCCTTCGATCCTTCTGGATTGCGAGGGTGCTTCGACTCGTCGAACGTCGCCGCTGTCACGCTCCTAGCCTCGGACAGCGCGATCGCCAACGCCTGCTTCCGGTCGGTCACCTTCGCGCCGGTCGACGACTTCAAAGTCCCGGCCTTGAACTCGGCCATCACCTTGTCGATCTTCCGCTTCCTGGCGTTTTTCGACGAAGCAACCAGGCTCGCGGTGACGCCCCAACCCTCCGGCAGTGCATCCACCGCGTCGAGCGCCTTCGCCCGCTTGATGATGTGGCGTTTCGCCGCTGCCTTGTCCCCCGCCCGGCCGAACGCCATGATCGCGTTCTTCAAGTCCGACCTGTTGCGGATCGGGAACCCCCCGCCCTTCATCGCGACACCGGACCTGGCCAGGCGTTCGCGCTGGTCGGCGGAGAACTGAGCGGCGGTCATGCTCACGGACGGGAGTGTACCAGCGGGACCAGCCATGTCGCTAGTCTACCACCGGTTCGGCCCAGACCCGGCTCCCCGCCAGCGCCTCCGGCAGCGCCGCCAGATAACGCTCGGTCGCCTCCGGCGGCACCAGGCCCTCGCTGTCGACCACGGTGACGCCCTGCAACAGGTCTAGCACCCACTTGTCCCCGTGGAACGAACCGTCGTTGTCGAACCTGGCGATAGGTTCCCCGTCCCGTACGATCGCGACAGCCATCAGTCCTCCTCCTGCCCCAGGGTCACCGACGGGTGCCAGCCATAGCCCTGGACCATCTCGTCGATCACGCCCGCCTTCCACTCGTCCGTTGTCGGGAACTTGCCTGCACCGTTGTTCATGTACTCGAGCCTGCGCCACATCGCCCTGCGCTCGGCCTCGGTCAGGTATGGCCGCAGCCGGGTGTCGATCCTCTCCCAGTCCTCGAGCATCCCGCCGATCGCGTCCGACTGCTTCGCGTCCGGGAAATCGAACTCGGTCTCCCCGAAGCGCTGCTTGTTGTCCAGAACGTGGAACCGGCCGAACTGGTCTTCGTTCTGCGACGGGAACGCCAGACCCTGGTCGATCAACCAGATCTCCCCCTCGGGGGCCTCTATCACGTTGCCCAAGTGCCGGTCGGTGTTGCCGATCACGTAGTCGTACAGCGTGATCGCTCGTGCCTCCTCGTCCGTGATGAAATCGATGCCGTCGGCCTCATCGCCCTCGACCTTGGTCGACAAGGCCACATGACCCAGCCCCGCGATGTTCGCCTCTACCACCGGCGCGACCCGCAGGTCCGGCGACAACCCCGGGCTGGCGTTCTTGATCTCCTCAGCCATCACCTGCGCCGCCAGTTCTCGCTGGATATCCCGCCCCGGCTCCACAAAGTCGCGCAGCCGCGCGCCCTCCTCGTTGATCGGCTTGGCAACATACTCCACGCCGTCGATAGTCGCCCAATAAACCTTATTCGAGGTCGAGCCGCCCCTGTCCTCCACATCGGACGCGACCACCGGCTCCAGTGGAGCATCCACCCCATAGACAATCCCCGGGACCTCCACCTGCAGATCCACCCCCGGCGGCAGCTTCATCTCCTCACCGGTTTCGACGTTCTCCACCGTGGTGCCCTCGTCGCCGGTCGGGTGCTTTATCCGGAACCACTGGATCGAGCCTGGCCCCCCAGGGTCTTGGCCCTGGTACTTGAACACCTCCCCCGCTGCCAGGTCCTCCAGCTTGTAGATCCCTGCCTCGCGGTCCCCCACGTCGAGCGTCGCGAACCTGCCTCCTTCGCTCGAGCCGGACGGGTGCCGAGGGTGTTTGCTCTCGTCGAACCCCGCCGCCACGATCGCGCGCTCATCGCACCGACCGGTCACATCCAACGGCCAGTCACACGTCTCTTTCGGCCAGTCCGCGTTCACCAGCTGCTCGTCCGGATTGAAGCTCACGGTTTCGCCTTTGTCCACTGTAGATGGAACTCCTGGTCCGCCGGTGGCGACCAGTCCCCATCGAACCACGACCACACCATAGCGTCCATGTCCGTCCCACCCAACACCACCATCTCGTCCTCGTCAAGACACCCGAACCCTGTAAACGGGGTTGACAACACCCGGCGGACATCGATCTTCGTGCCAGCCAAAGAATGCACCCGCGCGTTCCCGTTGGCGAAACTGTTAGCAGAGTTGAAGCTGTGCGCCCACGAAGACAACGGGTTCTGATGGACAGACAGGATGTCCATCCCCGGGTAGTCACCCTGCTTGGGCGGGGTCCCCCTCCGGTCGTCTTTCTCCCAAAACTCGCTACGTGAGATGAACTGGTCTGCCCCGCGCTGCAAGCTCTCCGTGATCGCCCCAGGAGGACCTGCCGGGCCGCTCGGATCTCCGAACTTCATCCCCCGGTAGGCATAGACATGGGTGATCCCCGCGTCCTTGAACATCTGCTGCGTCAGGTCGTACTGCGCACGTACGAACTTCCTGGCCCCGGCCATCTGTTGCGGAGTGAAAAGCTCCCGGCTTGTGGCCTCCGGCCCTTGCGCCTGCCACTCCTCCAAGGTCATGCCCTGCGCATCAGCATAGTGCTGCTGTGTCTCTTCCCACGCCTTGTGGATGAACTCGTTCGGCTCTAGACCGAACTCCTGCTCCGCCGCCAGCTGGAACTGCAACGCGATCGCATCGCTGTCACCAGAAGATCTAGCCCAGTTCGCGACCGCTAACGCCGCCGTCTGTTTCTCCACCGTGTCCGCCGTGGCCATCGACCCACCCGGCTCGAACTCCTGCTTCCAATCCTCATACGGGTCGAGCGCCCGGACCAAGCTCTTGAAATCAGCGTCCCCGTTGAGCTTCGCCGCGAGCTTGTCCTGAACCCCGATCTTCGCCCGCACACTTTCGTCGGCCCGTATCCCTCTGTCGTTCGCGGACGCCAAGTCCCGGTATTTCTGCTCCTCCCACAGCTGCTCCATCTCCGCCTGGTGAGACAACACCGTCGACCAGTCCTCCGGCTCGGACTGGAAAAGCTCCTCGCCCTTCGGCGCGAACTTCCCTCCCTCGCTCGAGCCTTCTGGATGGCGGGGATGCTTCGATTCATCCCACCCTGCGGACACCATCACCGCCGGGTCATCCGTATAGACCAGCGTGCACCGGCAGTTGATCACCTCGTTGTCAGGACCGGCAGGATCTCCAGGGTACATCAGCTGCGCCCCCCCCACGGTGAACGGCGCGTCAAGCTTGACAACCTGGTCCTCCGCCTCCACATGGGTCGGACGGACCTTCTCGTCGTCCGCGTTCTTCCACCGTTTGAACACCGGCGCGCTCTCCGCCAGCACCGACGCCGCAGCGAAGCTCCCGCCGTTTTTCATCGCCACCAGGTCCGTCCTGGCGAGCATCGTCGCCTGCCACGGCTTCGCGTCCACCAACTGCTCGTAGATCTGGCTCGCGGTCTGCGGCACGTCCCACCCCTGGGTGATCGAGTCGAGGATGATGTTCGCCACGATGTCCCGGACACCAGCGGTGATCCTCTCCGCCTGGACCCCCGCCTGCGCCGCAACCAGGTCGCGGACGTACGGGGAGACAGCGGCGAACGAGATCCCTAGCTCGAGAGCCATCTGCGCCGCCGCCTCGTTCGCCAGCTTCTTCCTCGCGGCGGCCAGAGCTTTGTCCGTAGAATCCTGCAAGGTCATCGCGTCCAGGATCTCGCTCAACTGCGGGTTGCGGTTCTGCTCCGCCCCCGCCGCCGTTGTCACCCGTGACGCCGCCTGGTAGTTCTTGCTGCACCGGATGGCGTTCCGTTGCAGAACCTGCTCGTACTTCCGGATTAGCGGCTCCTCGCCCTCCATCGGCACCGACGCCGCCATCACCGGCGGGACCTGCCAGTAGCCCCATTTCAAGATCGCGTCGACAGGGACCGTCGGCCCTATGCCGTTCCCGGACTCGATGTGGCCCATCCCGTCGCCGTCGTCGACCAGACGCGCCCCGCCCCTGACCGCCAGCACACTCACGCCCACTCCCCGCTGTAATCCCCGGCGGGCTGATAGTACGAGATCTCGATCCCACGGGCTGCGAGCTGGTCAAGCACCCTTTCCATGGTAGCACGGTCGGACACCAACGGTAAACCGGTCAACGGGCTTTCCAGGTCCCAGTCCTGCTCGTCCAGGACCTCCACCCTGGCGATGTCCGCCGGTGTGAGCTTCCCGTAGATCTGTGCCTCCACATACGGGATCGACGTACGCTCGAACGCGAGCGCGTCGTGCCACATCTCACCGTCAGCATAGAACTCCTCGCCGCCGTAGCGCAGGTTGGTCGCCATCTCGCCGCTGGTGGAATCCAACGGCTCGTTCCAAGCTCCGGCCGCCACCTCCTCGACCTGCGCCAGATTCGCGGACAGATAAGACGGGTCGCGCACCGGGGACGGGATCACATCACTCCCCATCAGCAGGCTGTCGTTCACCGTGAACGTCGCCCGGTCCTTCACATTGTCCTTGAAGACAACCTTGATCGGCCCGTAGTCAGTCACCCCGTCGGTGTCCGGTCCCAGATAGCCGTATTTCGGCAGGTCCGCCGGGTTGGTCGTGTCCAGCCCGAACATCCGGGCCTCCCCCTCGACAGACCGGCCCATCCCCCGCGACCCCTGCGCCTGGTGCTGGTTGAGAAACTCGCCGTCCTTCAGCGCCTCCTCGAGCGCGGACTCCGGCACCCGCATCTGCAGATCCGCGCTGTCCAGGAAATCTTTCAGATCGGCCTCCATCTGCTGCTCCACAAGCTCCGGCACCGCGTTCTTCGCCCGTAGCTCCTCCTCCAGACCGGGCCGTCCCAAACCCAGGGCCGGACCTTCGTCCACGCCGCCCGCCTCGACGAACTCGCCGCCTGCCTCGCCCCCGGGATCTCTGGGATGCTTCGATTCGTCCCACCCGGCCGCACGCAGGACCTCCGGGTCGACCATCTGCTCCGGCACCCTGGCAACCCACAGGTTCGGACCTGCCGACTCCAGGATGGTCCCCGTGGGCAACACGATCTCCGACTCCCCCGGGTCCCAGCCCACGTGGGCACCCGCCGGGACCAACACCCGGTGGACATGCTCGGTCTTCCCCGTCCCGGCTCGGTCCGCATAGTTGGTCGCCACGTACTTGGAGAATGACGTCGCGATCGGCCGGGACGATGGCTCGTCTGACTGGCCGTACGCGCCGCGCCACACCGCGATATCCGTGTCCAACGGGGGATGGACGTAGATCGCGCGGTCGACCTCGAGCGCGTCCTCACCCCAGGTCCAGCCCTTCGCCCAGTCCGGGGGCAGCGTCGCGTTGCCGCCGTCGCTCCACTGCTTGTCCGCCCAAAACCGCCACGGGTCGCTATAGAAGTCGTTCTCCCCGCCCTCCGACCACGCTTCCTTCAACATGCTGGCCTCTTCCTGCTGCAGCCGGTCGGCCTGCGCCCATCTTTGTTCCGTCGTGGCCTCCGGCTCACCCCTCTCTGACAGCAGCGTCCGGGCCATCGCGGCGGCGTCGTCGTCGTGGACCCCCACCTCACGCAGGAAATCTGAGCTTTCGGTCTCGAGCGTCGAGCGCCACTGTCCGCCGCGCTCCGTCCCACCTGGCTGTCTCGGGTGTTTGGATTCGTCGAAACCTGCAGCAGTGACCGCGTCCACCTCCGCCCAGTCTGACAACGGCGGCGTGCCCGACCACGGGTCGTCAGGCTCGAGTTCGGTCATCCACTCGTCGTACTCCGGGTCAGACGTGTCGATCGGGGCCATGTAGTCACCGATCACACCCGGGATCTCCGCCCTCCGGGGCACCCACAGCACGCCATCGACAAGCTTCGGGTTCACCTTGGCTCCAGTAGGTTGATCCCCAACACTGGGTCGAGCACCCACCTGAACCCCTCCGGAGCGACCGCCCCAGTGCCCGGGCTGATCCTCTCGACGTCGACCTCCGCCAGACGGGCCATCGTGTCGTCAACCCACTGTCGGTACTCTCGGCCCTCCGGGGTGTTCCACGTGTCCGCGCTCTTGAACGGCCCGCTATGTTCGTAATACTGCTTCCTGCCCAGACGCACGTCCCGCTTCCTGCGCACATGGTCCGCCACCGACTCTGCCCAAAGCTCCTGCCGACCGGCGATCCCGTTCGGCCCGTCCTGCACGTAGTAACGCCTGAGCTTCGAGTAGAACTGCTGGTGATACCTGTACAGCCGGTCGCTGTTGTCTATCGTGTAGACATCACCGATCGCGTGGCCAACCTCGTGAGCCGCCAGAGCCTGCGACCCGTACCGAGGGTCGGTGCTGATGATCGTTGTCCCGCTTGACGGGGAGTTGAACCCGGCGACCTGTTTCATCGTCCTGCGGTCCCGGTTTCTGGCCTTCTCGTCCCGGATGTGCCACATCTCGTCCAGGTCGGTACTCTCGCCGGTGCCGAAATAGAGCTTCTGCCCCGACGCTGCCAGCCCCCTGTGGATCTCGTCCGGGATGTCCCCCGCCTCCCCGACAAGCTCTTGTGTGCGGCCGTAGTGGAACCCCGTCACACCCATGTTGTCGCCGTAGATCTCTTTCAGCCGGTCGTGCGCCATCTGGTCTGTCCTGGGTGGCTCGCGGTACGCCAGCCCCAGCGCGTTCTCCCGCTTGTACAGATGCTCGATCCACCCGCGCTCGGTTAGGATCCGCCTCGCCTCCGCTGGGTCGAACCGGTGCAACAACGTCGACTCCACGTTGCGGGTTACTCTGACGTTCTGCTCTTGCCTGACCTTCAGCTGCAGATCTCCCGGCATCATCGGGTCGTTCTTCGCGATCTTCCAGATCTCGCTGTCGGGCCAGTTGTTACGTGCCTGCTCGTCCGCGTTCCGTTCCTTCCACCATCGCGTGACTTCGCTCTGTGTCTGTGGTGTCACGGTGTCAGACGACGTCGATACCACCTGCTGCTTCGGGTAGACGTCGAGTGCTGAGTTCACCAGGTCGCTCTTCGCTTTCGCGTCGAACCCCGGCTTGAATTTCCCGTTTTCAGACAGGTAAACATCCGGGATGCCCTGGGAGCGCGGGTCGATCGTGACCTTCTTCGCCTTCTGCTCGAAAAGCTCCGGGTATTGCTCTCGCGCGTAGTCCTCGCCCATCGACTTGATGATCGCCTGTTTGTCCAGCTGGTCGTACACCCGGCGGCCCTCGTTACGCGCCTGCGACAACGACCGGCCGATCTCCTTCGCATACTGGCCTGAGAGCAACCCGCCCGAAGACCATACTCGTTCACCGAACTCACCGTTGGGATCCTGGACCCACTCGCCGTCGGACAGCTGCTTGCGAAGCTCGCCCTGCAGGAACGCAACCTCCGCGTCGGTCCAGTTGCCCCAGTTGTCCAAGACCGCCTGCCGCGTCGGGTCTACGATCGCGACCGTTGACCCGTCCTCCATTACGAACCGCTCGCCGGTGCTCTCCGCCCAGCCAACCCACTCGTCCTTCAAGTTCGTGGACACCCCCACCTTGTACTTCGTCCGCTCCCCCGCGTGGGCGTAATACTCAGCCATCGCCTCGGCCTGCTTCTCGTTCTGGAACGCCCTGCGTACGCGAGCTTTCTCCATCCAGTCCGTGGAGAGCGCGTCCCCGGCGGTGTCTTTCGGCCGGAACTGCCCGCCGTCCGACTGTCCACGCGCGTAACGAGGGTGTTCGCTCTCGTCCCAGCCGCTGGCGGTCTCCGCGTCCAAGCTCGTCGACCCCGCGTACCGCCAGCCGGTGTTCTTCGACAGACGCCCGCCCTTCAACCCCGGCCGCCAATACACATGAGCTTTGTTCGTGTCACGGTCGACAACAACGATCGACAGCGCCGGTTTCACCCCCAGCCTTTTCGCCTCCGCCGCCTTTTGCGCGATCTCGTACTTTTTCGGCGTGGCCTTGAACGACGTCGACTCCGTGGACACCGCCTTCACCTCGTAGCCGTAGCCACCGACGACAACGTCGATCGGGGACTGCTCGCCCTTCCCCTCCGGGTGCATGATCTTGCCGCCGGTAAGCTCGGTGAACTCCCTCTCCCCCACACGGCCCAGCGTGGTGTTCGTCCCGTACGCCCGGTCGCTCGAGTAGCCGCCTGCTTTGCGCTCGCCAGCCTGGCCCTTCGGCTCCGGCGGGTCCTGCCATTCCAGCGTCGGCAGCCCTTCGTCCTGTTTGCCGGTGAACTGCCCGCCGGTCGCCGTGTCCTTAGGGTCGCGCGGATGGTCAGACTCCACCCACCCCGCCGCGACCAGGGCCGCCGTCGCCGCCCGCTTGTCCCGCGCCAACGCGAACATGTCATCCGCCATCAACCGCACCTCTTCAGGCGTCAAGCTGAACCTACCCGGACCGCCGCGAGTCGGCACCCCCAAACGCGCATAAAGGTCTCCTGCCCGTCTGTTCCCCGCAGACCACGCCGCGCCTTTCCCCCTGGCAGCGGCCTCGTCCAAGAACGCCGCGAACAACGGCATCCCCGCCCCCTTGGTCGCCCCGGCCGCCCCACCGTACAGAGGCAAGGAAGACCCGGGCATGTCAGCGAAATCCATCACCCCGACCACCTGGGCGTTCTCGTCCCGGACAACAATAATATGGGCCTGTGTCTCTCCGTACGACTCTTCTATGTCGTCTTCGTTCACATCAGGCTGTGTGAACATCTCATCTATCGCGCCGCCCTCCAGCGCGGCAAACGCATGCGCCATCGCGCTCGAAAGGTCGCGGCCGGTGCCACGATCACCGATCGGCGGGCCGCCCCTCGACAACGGGATGTCCGTCTTGCCCTTCGGCCACAGCCCCGCGTCGTGAGCCTCGACCAGCTGGTCTCGCAAAACCCTCAGCGACTCGGTGGTCGGGACTATCGTCTCTGTCTGGAACTTCGACCTGAACCGGCCGCCCTCAGGGACACCCCCCTGGAAACGCGGGTGCTTGCTCTCGTCGAAGCCCGCGCCGACCCACGCCTCCTCCAGGAGGGACACCGTCTAGACCACCCGGTCGATGTAACTGACCAGCTGGTCCGGCAGGACAGGCTCGTCGTCGAACAAAGTCCTGGCGGCAAGGTCCATCACCAGACCGCCGATCTTTCCCGACTCCGCCCCGCCCACCTGCATGTAGTTTTGCAGGACATGTTCGAACGCCTCGGTGGAGCCGCCGACAAGACCGGTGGCTGTCAAGCCAAGCTCCCGTACCCGCTCGGCCCCCAAGGTCCTCGCCAGGTCACGGTTCGGGATGTCGGCGTAGTCGCCGTTCACCCTCGAGCGGAGCTTCGACCCTGCCAACTCGCGCGCCCGGACCGTTGCCATCGCTGACGCCGCGCACACCGCCGCCACCACGTCCCTCTGCGCCTCGATCTCCGCGCTCGCAGCGACCGACGCCGCGTCCTCCGTGTTCTTGTCCTCGTCGACGTTCTCGCCCGGTTTGGTCTCCGGCGGACCCTGCACGTCGGGAGCATCGCCAGGCGGCTGGGTCTCCGGGGTGGCTGCCTGCTCCGGCCGGATGCTCTCCGGCAGCATCTGCGCGTCCTTGAACTGCATCGCCAGCCAGATCTTCCCTTCATCCGACTTCAGGTCCAGCTGGTCCGTGTCCTTGAATCCCGACGCTTCCCGCAGTGCCTCCCAGTTGATCGCCCCCTCCCGCTGCAGGTCTTTCGCGTCCTTCGACTTGTCCGGGTGGTTGACCAGCTCGGCCGCGTCAAACCCGACAACAAGGTCCTCCCACCCCTCGATGTCCTCCATCTCCGCCGCAGGCCGCAGGTAGCTCGAGGTCAGGTCAGAGCACAGCTGCTGAATCACCGGCTTGATATGCGACTTGAAGCTCGACTCGTCGATCTGCCAGGACCCCCAGTGGTTCACATCGCCCATCCCCAGCAGGATCTCCTGCGGCATATCCAACCCGGTGGCGATCCGGCGGATGCACTCCTGCCTCAACCCCTCTTCCGGGTAGGTCTCTTTCGGGTCGTGAATCTTGATCAGCTTCGCCGCGTTCTCCATCATCGCCGCCGGGATCTTCGCGATGATCGGCACCACCGCCAGCGCCGTCCCCGGGTCTTTGATCGGGGTGACCATCCCCTTCTGCAACCTGGCCATGAACGGCTCGGCCTCGGTGCTCTCCGGCCCGGCCAGCTTGTCCGGCGGCCCGAAATCAAGCTCCTGCGCCAGCAGCAGGATCCCCGCCCCCGCCAGCCTGGACTTAGCCCGGGCACGGACCGCCAACTGTAGGAGCAGAAGCTCCTCGAACAGATCTAGCACCGCGCGGGTCGGCGCGTCCGCCCACCACGAGTATTCCGGGTCGCGGTTCCACAGACGCCACACCGCAGCGGTGTTCTTCTCCATCGTCGACAGCTTGACCGTGTCGCCCTGCTCCACAGCCTCGGTGGGAAGCTCGTCGTCCGGCATCTCTTCGATCTCTTCCGGGTCCAAACCCGGGGCGCGCACCCGGACGTAACGTCCTGGCCTGGTCGCACTGCCCGACGTCTCCGCGTAGACACGAAGCTCTTTCGGGGACAGGAACTCCCACCGTTCCCCGCCGCGCTCCTGGGTGCAGATCAGGAAACCCTCACCGATCAGGAACCTCAAGCGGCCGTACGACGCAAACAGCTGGGACGTCCCCCCGCCCGGGTCCTGGATCCGGTTCATCAACTCTGCCGCCGGGTCTTTTGCGTCGAGTTCTTTCACCTCGCCGGAGTCGTCTTTCCGCGCGGCGAACACCCGGACCATCGACAACGACCGGGCGTAATACTGCGCGGCGTACCAGCATTCCGGCACCGTGTGGTAGTACGTGAACACCATGTCCTGCCACGGCTGGGCCAACCTGCGGAATCTCGACCCGTCGTTCCTGACCTCGGAGATCCGGACCGCTGACGCGACCAGCGCCGGGCTGCGAGCCACGACGCTTTCGTCAGACGGGACAACAACCAGGCTCTTGTGACTCTTAGGAGCCAATCTTGCCCTTCGGCCCGTTCCAGTAGCGGGTGGGCGCGCTCATGTCGGTCTCGATCTGGCGCGCTGCACGAGCCTGTAGCCTCTGCTCCCTACGTGCGTCCCGGGCCGACTGGCGCTCGGACGGCGTGACTATCTTCGATCCTTGACAACCACAGCCCACCACGACCTCCCGGGGTTGAAGACGCCGCCAGTCTAGCAGCCACACCGGCCTTCTAGCTATCCCTCGGCAGCGAGAATCTCAAAATCGTTGTCAACGTTGGCGTCCTGATCGCGGTACAGCCCCAGATCGAGCGTCCCCCAGTCGATCCAGACCCCTGTTGCGCAGAAACAGCGCAGGCAGAGCCACCGTCCGCTGTCCACTATCCCTTCCGTCGGCGGGTCCAACACCGGCACGCATTGAGCCTCGTGTCCTTCACTCAGGCATTCCCGACACAAGATGAACGTGTCGGTCACGAGTCGAGCTTCGCCAGCAGGCCGACAGCTGCGGCGATCGCCCACCAGGTCGCGACCACCAGGACACCGTGTGGCCAGATCAGCCAGGCGACCCACCACCCGGTGGCGACCCAGAACCCTAGGCACCAGGGGCAGCGGATGAACTCGTCCAGCCCTTGCATGTACGTGGTGCTGTTGTCCGCTTTGACGTACCAATCTCGCGGCCGGTCAAGCACCGTGTCTACCGCCAGCAGACGCCACATGCGGAAGGCCGCACCCGCCAGGAGCACGGCCTCCCACCACGACGGGACGTGGCTCACTCCGGTCCCCTCCGTCTCGCGATCTCGCTGTCTGTCGCATCGCGCAGGTTGACCAGGCCGGTGTATGTGAGTCTGTCGAGGACCTGGCGAGACGCGTCCTTATCTTGGCTGAAAAGCCTGGCCCCCGTAGTCAAGGCGAATCGGTAAGCGAGCCACCCGACGATAACTCCGACGAGGAACCCCATGACAATGGTCATGGCCTCAGTCACCCCACCCGTCGTGTCCCCGGGTCCATTCGGCCTCTCGGTCTTTGTTGTCCGCGCACATCGCTAGCGCCAGGGTTGTTATTGCCGCCCCGACTGTCACTCCGACCACTGCCGCCAGCAAAACCCAGTACCAGTCCATCTCGCCCCTAACGGTAGAATGCCCCTCTGCAACCCCACCCGGACAAACCGTAGCGCCTGTAGATCGCGAGCGCAACCTCGTACTGCTGACGTGGCGTAGCCAGATACGCTTCCGACGGATAAGGTCCCGCCTTCTTGTCAGCACTGGCAACGAACCCGTCCCAAGAGGAGACCGCGAACCCGAACGCCCCCTGGTAGGAGCCGGAATTGTGCCGCCAGTTCGGGTCGCCCCCGTACCCGGTCTCACACGAGCCGACCCCGTACCAGCTGCGAGGGAGCCACTTCTGCCAATCAAACTGATATGTGTGCCAAGCGACGTACTCCACATGCGCACGCCCTGCACGGCCGCGCCACTCGGCTGCTCTCCTCCTGGCGACGTCGCACGGGTACCACGCCCGTGGGACAGCACCCTGTAAACCCATCTCCGTACGGCTCGCAGTGTAAGCACGCCGGTAGAAACCGATCGCCTGTTGTGTCCCCGGGCAACGTTCCGGGAGGACGAACTGGAACAGCGTCGAGCTTTCACTTGCCTGTCCCGCGTTTGCGCCGACCAGAGCTACCAGTGTCGCTAGCAACAGGAGCTTTCTCACGTGTGTCCTTTGTCCGTTTGCGAACGGGTGTCGGAGATCGCGCCTCCTCCACCTCGGGCCACGGAGCGAACCCGACCGGCCGCGCGTTCACTTTCAGCGGCAGGATCGTGATCGTCGACGCCGACAGTTTGGCGTACGTCCGTGGGTCGGTCTGTGCCTGCATCAGATCCCGGGAACGCTACCAGCCCGGGCTACCTCCAGGCCAGTCCCCCGCAAGCGGGTCACGACAAGCTCCACGCCGTTCGCGTCCAACGGCAGGGTGACGGTCATGCCGTTCGGGCAGACGAACCGGAGGATCTTCCCGCCGCTCGGCCCGTCAGACACCTGTACCGAACACGTATGCAAGACCAACTCCTGTACCACCGGCGGAGCCACGGCCATCTGCGGCTGCGACGGCGTCGTCCTCATACCAGGGATGTGCGGCATTGTGCCTCTCTTCTGCTCGTCTCGAGCGCTCTTTGTTGTCTTTGCTGTAAACGCCCAGACACAGGTCGAGCCTGCCGATCTTCCGCAGCAGGTTCAGTTCCGGGTGAGCGTTTTTGGTCATAGCTCGGCTGCCGATCAAGTCTGTCAGGATCATCTGCGGGCTGGAGATACACTGGACCATCCACCGGCCTTCCCACTTTTCAGAGATCCCGATCGCGTCTTGCAGGCAGTCAAGCACACCGCACGACTCTACCACCTTGGTCGGCCCGAACCGGCCGCCGACCTTCTCCTGGTGGTGGAACCCGCCGACATGTCTGGTCCTTTCCTCCCCTGTCTCCGGGTTGCAGAAAGTGACGGTCACACCGTCGACCGCACGGTCGCGGGTGCTGAACTGGAACGGGCGGAGCAAGCCCCGTGGTTTCTTGGTCATGCCGCGTCGTCGCCCGGGAAGTCTGGCTCGGCCAACGGCCGGGGCATGAAGCTCGCGACCGCCGGTGGCACCGTCTGCCCACGGGCCGCCAGGTGCTGCTGTAGCTCAGCGATGATCGCGTTTTTCGCCTGGATCTGGCCTTGGAACGCCTTGTCCCTTTGCTCCAGGTTTTTGATCTGCGACTTCATCTCCGCGATCTGGTGCTCGAGCGCGCGGACGTGGTCGCTCTCTGTCCAGGGTGAGGGGGCCGTAGTCCCCTCCTCCTGTCCGCTCATCCCGATCCTTGCACGACGGCGTAGCAGCCGGGCTTGATCCCGTTGCCGCCTTTGTACCAGCGGCGCGGTGTCCCGTCCGCCAGGCTCTTGCACACGTGCCCGACCTTCTTGACCGGCGGGTTGTCCGGCTTCGGGGTTTTCGCCGCTGGCTTCCGCACGGGCTTCGGCTTCGGCTTCACCTTGACCACGACCTTCACCGGCGGGACCGTCACTGTGGCTGTCGTGGTCGTTGTCGCGGGTGTAACCACCGCTGTGGCCCCGGTCTCTGTCTTCGGGACCACCGGGTCGACCGGCCGTGGGGCACAGTCGTCGTTCGTCCCCCCGCTGGCGTCGTGTCCGCCGTCTTTGTCCGCCCCGACAAACGTGCAGCCGTGCGTCGGTGTCGTGGGGGTGGGCGTGGTCGGCGTGGTCTCCGTCGGCGTTGTCTCTGTGGGCGTGGTCTCCGTGGGTGTCGTGTCGGTCGGCGTGGTCTCGCCCGGCAAACAGTGGTCCTCGTTCACCCCGCCGTTCTTCGGCCCGTGCTCGTCGCAGTCCTGGCCGTGGCCCGGCTGCGGATCGGGCCTACAGTCCTTCCCCGTGTTCCCGTGGCTGCAGTCGCCTTGGCCCGGAGGTCCGCCCTGCGGCGGGGTCGCCAGGGCTGCTGCCCCCAGCCCCAGTGTGACGAGACCCACGGCCGCTACGACCGTCAGGACCCGTTTCAGGTTGGTGGTCATTCTCCATGCTCCTTGTTCTTGTTCGGCTTTTTACACAGTGGATGGTGTTTGCCGTCTAGCTGTCCGCAGAACCGGCAGGTCCGCCGTGCCAGGTCGTCCTGGCGTTTCATGGCCTCCTTGCCCATGTTCTCGAGGTACCGGCGGCGTTCCAGGTCTGCGCGGTCACTAGCTGCGCTCATAAGCTTCCTTCTGCGCGTGCGCGTGCGATCCCACCCATCCCCATACTACAACACGCCGGGCGGTGGCTGTCAACCTGCGGGTTCCTTGGTGTCTTGCAGGGCGGCGCTCGCGCGGATGTCTACTCCGTCAGCCGATACGCGGCCCGTGGTCGAGCCGAGTGCCCATGTCCTGAGTTCCCGTAGCGCGGAACGCGCTCGTTCTGCCCGTTCCACCGCCCGGTCACGATCGGCCTCGGCACCCTCGGCGCGTTCCATCTGCACGCGATAGCCGAACTCCCGCTGCGCAAGCACACCCTCGGCGGATCGAAGCTGCTGTTCCAGTTCGTCCACCCGCTCGTGCATCGCGTCGTACTCGGACTGGTCGAATGGATGCTCAAGTTCCTGCCAACGCTCGCGGTAGTCGTCTACCGCATCCGCCAGGACGCTGATCGCGCCGTCCTCGCGCTGGTAGCGACGAGCGTAGGTGAGCGCCCGCTGGATCTGCTCGTCGGTGTGTCTCATCC